GTCTTGTTCGATTCCTGAAAACTCAGGTGCGAGACGTTGTTGCGGTACAGCGAGATGACCGACGTCGCGCCATTGTCGATGACGAAGGTGTGGAAACTGCCATAGCCCTTGATGACGCTCGACCGCCCGTCGCCGCGCACCGAAATGCACGGCGCATTCACCGCGATCGCGCCCGTCGTCTTGTACGTGCCCGGCGGAACATACAGCTCGCCGCCGCCGATGCTCGCGAGATAGGCGATCGCCGCGTTGAATGCCGCGGTATCGTCGTGGCTGTCGTTGCCCAGCGCGCCGAAGTCCTTGACGCTGACCGTGTCGCGCAACCGGGCGCGCACGCTGCGCGCGACGGCGGCGATGCCCGCCTGCAGAAACCCGACCGCGCCCGCGCCGTCCGCTTCGGCCAGGCTCGCCAGCGTTTCGCCGATCGACGACGGCAGCCCGATCGGCTCGCCGTCCGCGTCGAACCCCAACGTCTGCCCCGCGCGATCGGCCCGTGACGGCAACCGCCCCGTGAAGCTGTCGCCGGGCGCGAGCAGGATCGCCCGGCTCAGCCCGTCGTTCGCCTCCTGCACGCCCATCGCCAGCCGGTCGAGCGCCCGTTCGCCCGCGCGCGCCGGGAACGGCTGCAGCGGCGGCACCGCCACCGGCTGCAACTGCCCCGTCGTGCGCAGCAGCTCGAACACATCGTCGGCGGGCCACGCGGCCACCGCCGTGATCGTCGCGGCCTGGCCCGGCCCGTCGCCGTCGATCGTATAGTCGCTATCCGGCGCCAGCAGCGTGCGCGCGCCCGTGTCGTCGGCGATGTGCGTAACCTGCACATCGTCGGGCGACAGGAAGGGGAAGGGGATCGACTCCGCCGCCATCGCCGAACCCGGCGAGTAGCTGTGCGAAACCTTGTCGGTATTGACGGTCACCCGATACCCCGCGCGCGCAAAGCAGCCAATACGGCTGCGCTGGCGCCGGGCGGAGTGAGGGGAACGGTCCGGCGTTTAGCGGATCAATAATCCCATATTGGCTGTTCTGCAAGCCTATTGCTGCTGCGCTTCCGAACTGTCGCGCATCGCATTGGCGAAGTCCGGCGCGCGCCAGTCCGCCGGCCCGCTGCCCGGGGGCGCCCAATATTTCGTGCCTTCGTCGCGCGCGCGGCGCTCGAGCCGGCGTTGCGCCTCGCCGGGGTGCCGGTCCGCCATCGCGTCGAGCTGGTCGAGCAGCAGCCGCTGGTACGCCAGCTTCGTGTACCACAGGTTGCTGCCGGGCAGTTCGTAGCGCGCCACCCGCGTCGCGGCGCGCAGGAAGTTGGCCTTGGGCGTGCCATCCTTGTTGGCCGCGCCGGTCGCCGCCAGATAGGGCTGGCGCACCAGCAGGTCGCTGATGTTCGAAAGGCTGCCGACCACCGGCACATTGCCGACGCTGTCGAGCGTGTTGCCGTTCTCGGCGGTCACATGATCCAGGATCTCGCCATAATAGCCCAGCGCGCCGCCGCGGCTGATCGCCTTGCGCACGAACGCCAGATTGCCCATCGGCCGCGGATCCTTGCCGTCGCGCAGCTGCGTGAGCTGCTCGGCAAGCGCGCCCATCAGCGTCGTGGCGATCAGGAACGCGCCGCCGTACAGCGCCTTGTTGCGCACGCCCTCCATCGCCCAGGCGCGCGACGCGTGCCGCCAGGTCACCGTGATCGGAAACAACAGAAACTGCCCACCCGATCGCACCAGCTCGTGCGTCAACTCGCCCGGCCGCCCCACCGTCATCGCGGCGCGCTGGCGGATGCCGCCGGTCGCGACGGCATAGTCCAGCTCGGTCATGATCCCTTCCTGAATCCGGTTGCGCAGATCCACGTCGGCGATCGCGTCGGGCGTGATCCACTGGCTTCCGCCATGCTCGACCCGCGGCGTCGATCGGAGGGCGTCCCACCCGTCCGCGCGGATGCCATAGCGTTCGAGGAAGCCGCGAAACCGCCCGTTCAGCTGGCCCCATTCCTGCGGCGCATAGCTCGTGATCGCGTTCCAGAACTCCATATAGGTTCCGCCGCGCATCCGCATCGTCCACTGGTTGAGCAGCCCCGCGCGCATCGTGAAGTTGCTCGCGCGCCGGCTGAACTCGTTCGCCGCCTGCAGCTTCTCGCGCAGCTGCAGCGCGGCATAGTCGGCCTTGCCGATGCGTCCGTCGCGCAGTGCCTCGATCGTCGGCGCGGTCAGCGATCCGCCCATCTCCCCTTCGAAATGCTGCCGCCCGAATCCGGCGCTGCGCCCGATCATCTCGTCCTGAATCAGAAACGCGCGCGCCGCCCATTCGCGGTGGCTGCCATCGAGCGGGTTGAACTCGGCCAGCATGTTGCCGATCGCCTTGGTCGCGGGCAGCCCGTTGAACCTTGTGGTCAATGCCTGTGTCGCCACGTCCGGCACGCTCGAAACCGCCGCGCTCCCCAGCTTGGTCGCGCTCTGCCAGTTGCGCAGCGTCGAGAAGAACAGCGCGACATTGGGCCGCGCCGCGACGCGATTCATGCCGGTGATTTCGTCCCAGATCCGCTCGATCTGCCGCTGGCCCTTCACCGTCCCGAACCGCGCGATCAGCCTCTTGTCGGTCAGCGCCGTCTTGCCGATCAGATCCTGCATCCACCGGATCGTCGCCGTCGGGTTGGGCCCCAGGATCTGCATCGCGGCGATATCGCGCGACATGCTGTCGACATGGTGCAGCATCGCGTCGAGCGCGTGGCCAGAACCATAGAGGTCGTTGACCGCCTTCCACCCGCCCGGCTTGAAGTGCAGCACGCGCGCCTCGCCGCGGCGGTTCGCGAACGCCTTGCCGCCGGCGATGCTGCTCGCCTCCTGCCCGGCCGCGCCCTCGCTCACCTGCGTTTCATAGACCTGGCGCAAAACATCCTCGAGGCGGAAATCCGCCATCGGCTCGCCGGTGTTGCGGTCGATCATTTTCGCGCGGTCGAGTTGCGCCAGTATGTCGCCGCGCCACTTGTCGAACCCGGCCAGGCCCACCTTCACGCCATCCCAATTGTGCGGCAGCGCCCAGCCTTCCAGCTTGCCGATATCGCCGCCGGCGGCGTTGAACATCCCGCGCAGCCATTCGGCGGTGCGGCCGAAGCTGTCGGCCATCTCGCGCGCGTTCGCCCCACGGTCGATTCCGTCGAGCGCGTCGACGACGTCGTCGAAGTCGGACAGCTTGCGCGCCTCGCCGATCAGGTTCGACCGATGCTTCCACAGGATCGAATACATCATGCGGTGCGCGGTGTTGCGCAGGTTCTTCCAGCGATATTCGACATTGCCGAACGGCGCGCGCTGATCGTCGACCAGATGCGCCACCAACCCGTCCGCGCTCGGCTTGCCGCTGGTGTTGCCGCGATACAGCCGCGTGGCGTTGTCGGCGATCGTCGCCTGTGCCTTGGCCTGCAGCAGCGCGTTCGCCTTGCGCCGCGCAAAGTCGTGGTCGATCGCCACCATCGCCTTTTCGCTCGCCATGCTCTCCGCCGCGGCGCGCCCGAACTTGGGTTCGTACTGCTGCAGCAGTTCGTCATAGACCTGCCGCATGCTCTCGACGCGCGCGGCGGGGATCGCGCCGGCCGCGAGCAGGTCCTCGAAGCAACGCCCCATGCTCATGAAACAGGCTCCGGCTTGGCGGGCACCAGACAGGCGCGCAGCGCTTCGATGTGGTTGGATTCGGCGTCGAGCTCGGCGAGCAACTGCCGCGCGGTCACTTCGTCGCCTTCGGGGCTCAGCCGATAGGTCGCGTCGCCATGCTCGCCGGACAGCGCGTCGATCAGCTGGCGCGCTTCCTCGGCGCCGGCGCGGCCTTCGGGGGTGTCGGGTGGCGCATTGCGCTGCGGATCGCCGCGGTAGATCTCGCTGCGATAGCCCGCGATATAGTCGCGCTGGCGCGCCCCCGCTGCGGTGGTGTCGCCGGGATAGCGGGTGCGCGCCTTCTCGCCCGCCAACATCTCGACCAGCGCCAGGCCTTCGTCGCGATCGGCTTCCATCGCCAGGTCGTGTTCCAGGCTTTCGCTAAGCGCGCTCGCGCCCGGGCTGTCCCAGTCGTCGAATTGCTTCGCCAGCGATTCCAGATAGGCGGGATCTTCCCAGGCGGCGTCGAATGCGTCCAGGTCGACGCTCCGGCCAGCCGCAAGGTCCGCTGCGCTTCGGCGCGCATCGCCGGATTGGCGCCCGGGTTCGTCGCTACCCGCTGCAGGATCCGCCCGCTGGGCGCGCGCAAATTGTGCACCTTCGGGCGTAAGGTCGCCGCGGCCGCTGAGTTCGTCGACAGGCAGGCCCGCCTCGCGCGCGGCGGCATACAGCCGCGTCGCGATCCCCTGCCGCCGCAATGCTGGCTCGACATAGGTTGTGAGCCCGCCATGATTGCGCAGCGTCTCGGCGTTCGTCGGTACGTGCAGCGCCGCGCGCGGTGCGCCGGTTTCGTCGCGATAGACGACCATTGCATCGGAATGATCCGCCGCGATCTCCACATGAATTCCGGGAGCGCCCTTCGGCGGAGTGAAGATCGGGCTGAGCAGCGCTGCGGGCCCAATCGCGCCGGGCCCATCCCCGGTCGCGGGGCTGTTCGCGACAGGCTCGCCTTGCCGCAACGAAGCAACCGCCTTGCCCCATTCGACATCCTGCGCAAGCCGATCGACAGTGCGCGGGATGTCCGGCAGGCCCTCGCTGGAAACGAGCGGGGCTGCGGCTTCTCCAGACGTGGGGGCGGTTGCGGCAGCTTCACCCGGGGCAATCGGCGGCGGCTCGGCAAGCCGCAAATCCCCGCCGCTGTCGATCGTCGCCGGATCGACCAGCGGCGCGTCGCCCGCCGCCGCGTCGTGCCGCAGCTGCGCACGCTCCGCCTGCAGCTGCTCGATCTCGCCGAACAGCCGTTCGCGGTGCGCGGCCTCGCCCAGGTCGCTGCCGTCGACGGCATCGCCCACGCCGGCGCGTTGCCGGAACTGCTCGACATAGGCGCGCGTTTCCGCCGGCAGATGCGCTTCCCAGCTGTCGCCTGCCTTTTCCGCAGCGGCGATCGCCGCGCGCACGCGGCCCGGCCCGGCGTTGTACGCCGCCGCCGCTTTCGCCGGGTCGCCGAAATCCTCGAGCTGCTTGCCGTAATAGGCACGGCCCAGCGCGCGGTTATATTCGGCGTCGCTGTGGAACCGCGCCTCGTCCCATGGCAGGCCCGCCAGCTTCGCCGCCTCGGGGCCGGTGCCGGGCATCACCTGCATCACGCCCACGGCGCCCTTGGGCGATACCATTGCCTGCCGCGTCGCCGCGCTGCCGCCGCCGGTTTCGATTCGCTCGATCGCCGACACGTTCGGCACGGTGCCGCTCCCCAGCGCGGTCGAGCTGCGCAGCGCGGCGCGTCCCGTCGCGCGCGCCTCGGGATTGAGCATCGCGTCGATCGCATCGCCCAGCCGCGCGCGATGCGCCGCGATGCCCGCGCCGTTCGGCTCGAACGGATTCGCCGCGGCAATCTCCTGCTCGCGCCGCATCACCGTCACCGCATCGCGCTGCGCCTCGGTCAATCCGTCGCCGCCCACCATTTCGACCAGGTCGGGCAGATCGGCTTCGGTCACGGCGTCCGGGCTGCCCCAGCGCCGCCGCGCCGCCGCCGGCAACCGATCCCACAGCGCCTCGACGATCTTGCTCCCGCCTTTTACGGTACCGCCCAGCGCGAACCCGAACGCATAGGATTCCGCCACGCTCGCCGCGACCTCGCCCACGTCGGTCGGTTTTCCCGCCTTCGCGCGCTGCGCCGTCTGAATCTGCTGATCCATCGCGGTCAGCCGCGCATTGATCGCCGCATCGCGCAGCGCCGCCTGCAGGATCGACCTGGCGCTCGCCGACGCGCCCACCGCGCCCAGCAAATTCTCCGGCTCGCTGGCGCCGCTCGCGAACCCGCCCGTCAGCCGCGCGACTACCCCCGCGCGCGACGCCGTATCGCCCTGTTGCGCCAGCGCCGCCTGCACCGGCGCGGTCAGCCGGGCATCATATTCCTCGCGCGTCGCCGGCAGTTGCGCGAACGCCTTCGGATCGTGCGCGCGCGCCGCGCGAACGCCGTTCCAGATCGCATCGGGATCGTAGCTCAGCGCCCAGCCGTCGCGCGGGTCGCGCTTGCTGTACGCCCCCGGCACGCCGCGGTGCCGCAGTTCGTCGGCGATCGGTGCATAGCCGTTGGTCAGCGCCTCCTGCACCCGCGCTTCGTCGACGTTCTGCGACGCCATATAGTTCGCCCAGGCGCCCTGCAGGAACGTCGGGTCCGGCCCCATCCGCGCGCTGGCCTGGCGCGGCGTGTCGGGCATGCGCGACAGCACGATCCCGCCGAACGGATTGCCCATCAGCGCCGGCCTTCGGGCGGCAGCGCCATCGTGAAGGGCCGGCCATCCTTGCCCATCAGCAACCCGCCGCCCGCGTCGACGAAGCCATAGCGCGCGCTGCCGTCGGGCAGGTCGCCCACCGGCTCGGGGCGGTAGTTCTTGAGCACGTCGCCCTTGTCGACCGGCTTGCCATTGGCATAGACCGCGCCCGCGAAGTCCTGCCGCGACATCGCCGCGTCGAAATCGCCCGCGGTCGACCACGACGGCAACAGCACCGGGTTGCCGCGCACCGTCTGCAGCCCGCCGCGCACCACATTCTCGCCCGGGCGCACCTTGCCGCCGCCGGTCGCCAGCCGCACGCTCGCCTGAAACGCCTCGGCGTCGAACCCGGAACGCCCGCGCGACGCGAGCTGCTGCGCCATGATGTCCCAACTGGTGTTGAGCAGATCGTCATACTGCCCACCCAGGCTGCCGGCATAGGCGCCCAGCATGCGGTTGAGTTCGCCGCGTGCTTGGTCCTGCGTCCCGAAATCCTTCGGCCGCGCCTTGCGCGTCTCGCTGCCTTCCAGCGCAAACTGCTGCGCATAGGGCGACAGGTTCGCGACGAAGCCAAGGCCCGGCTTCAGCTTCTCCGCCTTTTCGGCGCGCGCCGCCGCGCTTCCCGGGATCGCCTGCAGCGCCTGAAACTGGCCGCCGGGCCCCTTATCCACTAGTGCTTTGAGCTTCGCATTTTCCTTTTCGTCGGCCAGGTCGGTCAGCTTCGCCACCTGCGCCGCCATCACCTGCTCGGTCTCGCTGGCGGTGCCGGCCGCCACCTTCGCGCGCAACTGGTCGCGCGCGGTGCGCAGCGCGTCGGCGCCGCCCGGCTGATCGACCATCCGCCCGAAACTGCGGTTGACGTCGGCGCGCACCGACATCAGCCCGATATCGATCAGCTCGCTGCCCTTCAGGCCCGCCGCCCGCGCGCTCGCCATCGCGCCGCGCAGTTCCGCCGGAGCGGGCACGATGCCCGCTTCGATCTTGGCTTGCAGCCCCTTCACCGAATCGCGCACCGCGTCGCGCTGGTGACTCGCCGCCAGATCGGCCTGGCGCGCGGCCACCGCCGCGGCGTTGTCGGCCTGCTGCAGATAATTGACCTTCGCCTCGGGATCGAGCCAGGCGTCGAACTTCCCCGATCCCAGCAGCGTCGCCACGCCCTCATGGTTGCCCTGCTGCAACAGCCCGTCGAGGAACGCGCGCGCATAACGTTGCTTCAGCCGGTCCGACGCCTGCAGCTTCTGCGACGGCGTCAGGTCCATGCCGTCGATCAGCGGATCGACCGCGCCGATCGCGGCGGCGAAATCCTGCCCAGCCGGCTTGCCGATCAGCCGGTTCGCGGTCGCGTCGCCCAGTCTGTCCACGCCCGCGCTCTGCACGCGCGCTTTCTCGGCGACCGCCCAATTGCCCTCGGATCGGCGCGCCGAGGCACTGAACGTCGCGACCAGCGGCGCGAACCGCTCGGTCAGTTCCTGCGTAACCGGATCGTTCGGATTGTCGCCGAGCGTCGACAGGAACCCTCGCGTGCGCTCGGTAATCAGCGCTTCGGCCTTGGCCTGATATTCCTCGACCGGCGTTTTCGACTTGAGCGCGTCGAGATCGGTCTCGATGCCCGACTGCACGTCCGCCCAGGCGCCCATGCCGGTCGCGATTTTCGCCGACACGTCGCGCCGGCGCTGCTCGAGCTCGATCCGCACGTTGCTCTGCGCCAGCGCCTCGTGCAGCTGCGCGTCGTCGCGCGCTGCTTCAAACCCGGCGCGGCCGAGCTGCTCGAGTCCCTGCCCGATCGGCGAACCCGTGCGCAGCGGCGCCGAGACCGGCGCGACGTTCGACGCGACGCGGTTGCGGAACGGATCGCCCATCAGCCCAGCACTCGCATGCGCGGCACCGTGCCGCCGCCCAGCACCGTCGAGCGCTCGGTTGCGGACTGCTTCGCATAGGCGCTCTGATTGTGGATCTGGCTCGCGCCGCTCAGCGCCGTCGCCGCCGCGCCGAACAGCGATCCGAACAGCGCGCTTCGCCCCGCCTTGCGCTTCGCGGCGGCCTGCGCCTGCAGGTCCTGCGCCTGATAGGCGGCCTTGGTGCGAATGTTCAGGATTTCCAGCTCGCGCTGATAGGCGGCCTCGCCGATCACATCGCCGGCCGATCCGCTGCCCAGCGCATAGCCCTGCCCGCCCATGCTCGCCAGCATGTCGCCGGTCTGCCGGCGCTCATCCAGCCGCGTCTGCCACGCATCCTGCTCCCCGCTCAGGATCGTGCGGCGCGCGTTTTCGTCGTCGGCGCTCGCCGCGGCGCGATATTCGTTGTTCGAATCGATACCCTGCTTGATGCCCCCGGCCACCATCAGCGCCAGCGCGATCGGCGCGGCGGCGCTCATGCGTGCCCCCTGTAGCGATAGACCACCGCGTCGCTCCCATCCTCGAAATAGTCGTTCAGCCGCGCTTCCGCTTTGAAGCCCAGGCGGAGGGCAAAGCGGTGCGCCGCGCGATGATCGCTGCGCACCAGCGTATCGATGCGACGATGCTGCAACATCGTCAGGAAATGCCGCACACGATGGCGGATCGCCGTCATCGCGCGGCGGTCCTCGATCGCCGCCAGCGCAAACACCGCCCACAGGGTTGCGAGTCCGGGATGTGAGGTCAGCGCGCCGCCGCACATCAGCACCTTGCCGTCCGCGCGGCGCCGCGCCGTGAAGCAATCGCCCGTCGCCGACAGCGCCATGCCGCGCTGCATCAGCTCCAGCGGCGACATGCGCGCTTCGATCTGCGCCGGCTGCACCGTCATGTTCGCCAAATGCGCGACGTCGAAGGGCTCGACCGCGATCATCGCTCGCGAAGGTCCAGGGTGACATGCGCCGCGCGCACCGTCGCCGGCAGCGGCAGGGTGCGTTCGATCGTGAACACGCCATAGCGATCGTCGGTGCCGCTATCCTCGACGATCGCCTTGCCGGTGAACGGTGCGAAGCCGGCCTCGGTCACGCTGGCGCCGGTCAGCAGCTCCATCGGAATGGCCTCCATGCCCTGCGCGGAGATCGACAGCCCCTGCGCCTCGAGCATGTCGATCGAGATGCGTGACATGCGGACCATCGCATCCTGCGGCATCTGCCCCTTGTCCGCCGGCAGCGAGGCGAAGCGGCAATCGAACGGAAAGCCCGCGGTCACGATCGACGCTGGCACTTCCAGGTCGAACGCGCCGTCGCCGTCGCACGCCACGACGCGCGCCGCGCCGTCCGCGTTCACATGCACCGTTCGATTGGCGAAGAACGCGACCGGCCCGAAATGCGTCGCCGGATCGTCGGCATATTGCACGGCCATGTCGACCATGGCCGGGACCGTGTCGTCGCTTTCCTCGCGAAAGCCGTCCAGCCGCAACACGTGCCAGTCGTCGCCCGATTGCGCCGCGACCCACAACTGCCCGAATCGTCCGGTCGGATCGGCAATCCCGGCGATCGACCGCGCCAGCAGCCCGCCGCCCAGCGCGCGGCGCGCCCAGCCCAGCGCCTGTTCGTCCGGATTATACACCGCGCACGCCAGCGATCCGTCGCCGCGGCACGCCCATATCAGCCGGTTCGGATCCTTCTGCGCCGCCAGCGCGGTGAACCCGCTGGCGCCGATGTGGCGCGCATAGCGCGTCAGGTCGACGGGATCCTGCCGGTTGCGCTCGGCGGCATAGCTGGCCTCGATCACGCGCGCGCTACTGTTGCCGATATAGACGAAGCGCCCGTCGATCTCGACCGGCATCGCGCGCGCCGCGCCTTCGTTGCTCTGCCGGTCGACGCGCGCATTGAGCGGGCCGACGCCCTGCGCCGCGTTCGCCGCGCCCATCGCGAACATGCCGCCGGCGGTCAGGATCAACAGCTTTTCGTCGGCGATCAACCCCAGGATCCCGTTCGCATCCTTGACGGTGCGGATCAGCGCCATGTCGTTGGTCAGTTCGCCGAGCTCGTTATAGGTCGAGAAGTCGTTCAGATCGCCTTCGGTCGAGGCATAGAGCGTCGAATCCTTGGCGAGCACCAGCCGCTCGTTCCAGATCACGCCGTTGCTCGGCCACCCGCGCCGATCGCTGAACGCGCCGAACCGCCAGCGCCAGGTGCCATAATTATAGGTGACGCTGTCCGGCGGAACTTCCCATGTCGCCCAACCGCCATCGTAATAGCCCTCGGGCACCGTGTAGGACGTGCTCGAGGCGGCAGTGAACGGCAGCCGGCGCAGCACCGTGCCGGTCACCGTGTCCGAATCGGTGAAGCCCGTGATCTTCACCACGCCCAGCCGGTCGCACAGAAACTCCCACTGGACGCCGCCGGCGGGCGTGTCGTTGACGTCGCTGCCGACGCCGCTGCCGTCCCACTCCACGCCCTTGGCATGGACCGGCGCCAGCGTGCCCGTGCGCCCGCTGCCCCCGACGTTGCGATAGACGCGGTCGCCCCACACGCGCAGGTCGCCCAGGTTGACCGTCAGTCCCGGCTCCCACGCCGGGATCGTCCCGAAATCGTCTGCCTCCAACTGGAACAGCCCGCCGACGTCGCCGGCCTCAAACAGCGCATAGGGCGAACCGCCCTGCGACGCCGTCAACGTGATCGAGCCGGTGACGGCATCGGCCGTCACCAGAATCGTCTCGTCCTTGTTGCGTGCCTCGAACGGCCCGTTCTCGAATTCCAGCGTGTCGAGTTCGAAGCTGTCGGCGCCGGTGCGCACCAGCTGGCGCGACTGATAGCCGCGGTGGAACAGGTACAGCCCGTCGAAGCTCTGCTCCCAGGCCAGCGCCGCCAGGTCCGCGACGTCGTACGGCATCGCGACTTCGATCGGATCGCCGTCGCCGTCCTCGATCCGCGCGTCGTTGGTGTAGAAGCGGGCGACGCCGTCGCTCAGTTCGACGATATAGCCCTGCGTCACGTTGAATTCGAACGGGATCAGCCGGCACGCGCCCGCAGCCTGCGCCACATGGATCAGCCCCGGGCACGCTTCGATCCCGCCTTCGACCAGCGGCACCCATCCCAGCAGCTCGGCGCAGCCGATCGCGTAGAGGCTCAGGTCGGTGCGCGCGTGCAGCCGCCGCGACAGCTCGCCGCCGTTGAAATTCGTCTTGGTCTGGCAGACGCGCATCGCTCAGCCGTTCCACGGGCGGTTGCGCGCGCGCAGCCAGCTCGATGCCACCACCGCGCGCGGGCGCCGGCCCGGCGTGCTTTCCAGCCCGTCCAGCCGCTTGCCGATGCGCACGGCCTCGTCCGCGATCGCATCGGCGCGCTCGGAGATCCGGCCGCTTTGCGTCACGCCTTCGGATACCCATCCGGCCAGGCAATGCGTGATCGCCTCGACGAACCCGGGCGACCAGCGCGTGACGTCGTCATGATCGGCGATGAAGCGCACCTTCAGCGGCGCTTCGGCATCGGTGAGGATATAATCGCCCTCGCGCTCGCCCTCGAAAAAATCGGCGTCGCCCTGCGCGGGTGGCAGCCACCGCAGACAGCCCGCGGGCAACTGGAACCGCCGCGCCCACCCGAACGCCGGCGCATCGCCCGACGCGTTCAGCAGCGCGCGCTCGATCGCAAAATTCCACGGGTGCCGCGCCAGCAGCGCGCGCCGGACGAGATCCCAGGTCGCGGCGAAGCGGGCGGCTACGTTGCCGCCCTGCTCCATGCTCGTGAGCTGGCTGTTGTTGCCCAGCCGCGTCAGCGCCGCGTTCACGATCTTCAGCTGACTTGGCGGCTGCGGCATAACCACTCCAGAAGGGTTGCGCCGCCGGGAGAGGAGCCCTCACTCCGATTATCCGTACCGGACAATCCCCCGACGGCGCGGGCGAAAGGCGGGGACTGCGGGCCCCGCCCGGCGCCTATCGGTGGGCGTATTCCATCTGCGTCACCAGCGTGCCGGTGGCCTGCAGCGCGCCGGACGGGAAGGCGTAGATGTCTTCCGGCGCGGTGAGCGGATCCTGCGACTTCGCCGCGATCGGCATCGTGTACGCCACTTCGGCGTTCGCCGCCGGTCCGGCCGCCGCGGCGGCATATTTCGCGACGCTGGCAATCGTGCCGATCGTGAAGTTGATGCCCGACAGGTTGGTCGTGCAGGCGATGCGAAAGCCGCGCGGCACGCAACCCTCTCGGATCGTGCCCAGAAACAGTCCGTTGGTCGTGCCCCCGGCGGGATCGCTGTCGCTCGCCAGGTCGAACACGTTGCGCGACAGCCGCAGGGCGGCATCCGTGTCGGAGCCGCGGCCGTGCTTGTACAGCGCGGTGCCGGCGTAGAGTTTGCCACGAGAATAGGCCATGATGTCCTTCCTTCCTTGAAAGGGGCGGGGCCGAAGCCCCGCTCCGAGTGGATCAGCCCAGCGGGACCGTTTCGATGAACCACGTCTTGGCTTCGTCGGTGCGAACGAACGCCTCCTCCGCCTCGGCGTAGATCTGCTCGCTCCACTGCTTGTCGGGCATCGGCGTCCCGGCCTTGCCGAAGAACTCGACCCAGGTGCCGCGATACATCGCGCTCGGCACGATCACCGGAAGCTGGTTGTAGCTGGTCGGCTTGAAATAGGCATAGGCGTTCGGATACGCCGTCGCGCTGCCCAGATTGGCCTGGAGGAACCGGAACCCCATCCACGGCACCAGCTCGCCTTTGATCAGCGGCTTGTCGCCGTTGTAGGTGATGCTCTGGTACTTATCGATGTTGCGCAGGTCGCTCGCCGCATCGGCGTCGAGCAGGATCACCGGCATTTCTTCGGTGAAGTCGACATTGGCCAGGTCCATCTGGCGGCGCAGCTCGATCAGCTTGGCCAGCGTAAGGCCCGACGAACCGCCGAAGTTGTACGCGATCTTGTTCGCGCTGGGAAACGCGACCGTCGTGCTGCTGCTCTCGGCGCCTTCATAGGCGTTGCCCCAGAAGCCCATCAGGAACTGATCGTCGCGATATTTGCGCACCGCCTTGGCGGTCTGCATGATCAGCGGCGACTTCGGTTCGACGCTGGTCGAATTCACCGCATCGCGGTCGATCAGCGTCGCGACGTTCGAACTGCCCGGCTTCTTGACGAAACGGTTCTTCGAATTGACGTTGCTGTAGTTGGTGTCGCCGTTCTGCGCCGTCTTCTTCTGCAGGCTCAGCTGGTCGAAACGCGTTTCGATGCGCGCCTCGGTGGCGCCCGCATGATTGCCGCCCTTGGCGGCGAGCTGATAGAGAATGCCCGGCTCCTGCGCGAGCTCGAGCTGGACGTTGTCGCGATACTGAATGTCGCGTTCGGAAGTTTCCCACTGTGCCATGATTGGCCTCCCAAGATCGAAGTTTCGATGGCTTCGACTGGAGAGGTCGGCTCAGGGTCGCTGTCCGAGTCCGTCTGGGGAATCTCGCATCCCTTTTCGCGTGGCTGCTTTCGCCAGGTGCATCCGGGTCCGGCTCGACACCGGAGAGGCCGAAGATTCGGGCGGGGAATGCTGTGCACCACTCCCCGACCGCGCGATAAAAATCCCATATTGGCTGTTTTTGTCAAGCCTGTTTTGCGGCCATGCCCTGCACGGCCTTGCGCCGCTGTGCTTCCACGCTTTTCGGATCTCCCAATTTGGCTGCATATTCCTTGTCGCTGACCGCGCGGGCGCGCATCGCGTCCAGTTCGGCATGCGCCTGTTGCGGCGTCATCGTGCCCATGCGGATCTGCACGTCGACGCCGTCGACCTTCGCCAGCTCGCCCGTGCTTTCCGCCAGCTTGAACAGCGCCTGCACCGCCTTGCCGGCGCTGCCTCCCAACGTCGACATCGCCGGAACGATATCGTCGATCTCGATCCCCACGCCTTTCAGCATGCCCTGCACCGCCGTCACGCGCTGGTTGAACGCGGACGTGCCCAGATCCAGTTCGATCGCGCGGACCTCATCCTTGCCGGCTTGCTCGATCTTGCTCAGCGTATCGGCGCTGTGCTGATTCCACGCCTGCGTCAGCTTCTCCGCCTGCGCCGGGTGCAGCCCCGATTCATAGAAGATCCCGCGAAACGCTTCGCCCATCTCGCTCGGCTTGCCGTCGGCGTCGAGGATCTTGTAATCCTCCGCCTTCTCCGGGCGCACCTTGCCGGCGAACTCGGCGAACTTGGTGTCGAAATCGGCGTCACCCGCTTTCGGCACCGCGACACGACCGCGCGCGAATGCCTGGGTCTCGATCAGCGCCTTGCCCACATCGTCGATCGACTTGTAGTTCGCCAGCGTTTCGTTGCCGCGCAGTTCGGGGCCAAGGAACTTGTCCTGCCACCGATCGCCACCACCCCCTTCGCCCCCGGCGCCCGCGCCGGCGCCGGCATCGCCGCCACCTTGCCCCTGATCGCCCTTCAGCGCATCGGCGGCCGCGCCGCCCGCTCCATCACTCATTTGGTGTCTCCCGCAGTTTGAGTGCCAGTTCCTTGAGTCTCACGCCCGACTGATCGAGCCGCCGCATCAGGTGCAGCACGATCGAACGTTTTCCCGCGCGGTCGCGCAGATCGGCACCGCTGGTAGCCGCCGCATCCGACACGCCGATCAGCGCGCGCGCCGCCAGGTCGCCGAGCACGCGCACCGCGTCGGGCGTCAGCTCGCCGTCGGGGCCGAGGAACAGCCGGCGATAGGCGAGCACCGTGTTGCGCTCGAAAATCAGCGCCAGGCGGGCGCGAAGCCGGTGCGCGCGTTCGGCCTGCAGGCGCGCGTCGAGCGCCATGATCTCCTGATCAAGCACCGCTCGATACCGCTTCGGCCTGCGCGAAATTCTTGACCGCGCCTGACAGCGCCGGCGCCGCTTCGATCAGCTGTTGCGCCATCGCCGCCTGCTGCGCCTGACTGTCGTATGCGGCCTTTTCCTCGTCCGTCGCGCGCAGCCGCGCCGGCACGCCATTGGACTGCCCCAGGAACGGAATGACCTTGTCCAGCGGATATTCGCGCTTGAAAGCCTGCACCGCGCCTTGCGGATCCAGCTGCGCCACCACGTCGAATTGCTGGACCATGCGCAGGAAGCTCGCGCCGTCGGCCGCGTCCATCATCTGCGACAGCAGATTGTCGTACACCGCCTTCACGCCGCCGCCGGCCTCGAAATAATCGACCAGCATCGCCGGCATGTCGTCGAACTCGCCGTCCTCCCACATCAGGTCGAGCTCGACGTGCAGCGCCGGCGCGTGCCACTCCTGCTCCTGCCGCGCGAGCGGGGAAAGCAGCACGCCCTTTTCCGACATTTCCTCCGACGTGCGCAGCGCCGTGATATGCGTCTTCTGCTCGCGGAAGATCTGCAGCAGGTCGCGCCAATACCCACGGTCGATCATGCTCCGGATCTCGGCATGGAGATCCTTCGCGCCCGACAGGTCGATCGAGTCGAGGAACGGCTTGAGCATTTCGGCGCCGCGATCGTCGAGCCCGCCATAGGTGATGCCCCACGGCCCCAGGTCGATAACCGCGCGATCCAGTTCGTCGTTCGGTGCCAGCAGCGGCGGCTTCACCATCTGCTCGGTCGCCAGCACGCGATCCTGCATGATGATCTGCGTCGCGCGCAGCGCCGGCAGCAACCGCATCGCCGGGGAGCGCCCATAATCCTCGCCCGACGATCGCGCGAAACAGCTCACCACGCGCCGCAGCGTGCGATAGCCGCCTTCCTCGAAAACCATCTTGTCGGCGATCGAATAATAGCAGCCGATCCACGGCTTGCCCGCCGCGTCGATCCGGCCCGACAGCATGTTCGGATTGCGTTCGATCACATGCAGGAACTCGAACCGTTGGTCGCGCCGCGGCGGCTTGTGCCGGTCCGACATCGCGTCGACCACCTTCGGCGGCGCCTTGTCCTTCCATTTGTCGAGCGCCTGCTCGGCGGTCAGGCACAGCTTGCGGTGCACGCGCATCACGTTGCCGCCCGCGTCGCGCTCGACCCACACCGCGCCCACGTCCTCGCTGCAATAGCTCAGCCCCGCGCGCCGCCCGCTGGCGTCGTAGCGGTGGTCGATCCAGATCGACTGCCCCCAAAGCGACAGCAAATTCTCCGCGCTCTGGTGAACCGCGCCGGCATAGCCGCTCTCCGGATCGTTGCGCAGCTCGAACAGCCGCCGCGTCTTTTCCTCGAGCCAGCGCGCGCAAACGACATCGTCCATGATGCGTTGGTTCGATACGCGGATCTTCTGCCATTCCTGCCCGCGCGGCATGGTGAAACCCTCGAACAGCGAAACGCCGTCCGCCAGCGCCATCGCGCCATATTCGTCATACTGGTAGTTCGTGCCGGACTGCCCCTGCCCGAACCACGAACCGCTGGAATAGCCCGCGCGATCCGGCAGGAGCATGCGCGCGATTTCGCCGCACATCGCATCGAAACCCGACCGCGCACTTTCCATACGGGCCTGATTGGCTTCGATCTGGCGATTATCGAACAACATGCTCCTGCCTCCCCGGCTTGGTTATTCCGCCTCGCCGTTGTCCGGCTCTTCCGGCCCAATATTCAACGTCATCACTTCCGCGCCATGGCTAAACGGAATGTAGAGTTCGTTTGGTGTGTCGCGTCCGAAACCTGAGACCACATGGTTTTCCTGGCGGTCGCCTTGCTTGAAGGTAACCGGGCATTTGTAGTTGCCGTTGACACTGACTTTGATGCCGATTGTCACTTTACTTCTCCTCGAAGAATATTGAGCGCTGAATTCAACTGTGGACCCGGCCACAGCGCTCGCAGGTCTCGGGCCCGTACATCGCGTCAAACGCCGGCTTCATCCGCTCACGCCAGGCGTGGGCATAGGCCAGCCCTGCGCTCCGCCGCGCCATGCGGCACGCCACCGACGCGCGCTGGGCGCGTTGGTACGAGGGTAAGGACGCCCCCCCCCTCACGCGGCGGCAGCGGCCGACGGGCCGCCCTCGAAGCTCAGCGCGCTCGGCGGCAGCACAGCCGTCATGCCACCGCCGACATGGAACGGCGCGACCAACCGCGCCACCGCGACCGGCGCCCCGTCGCCATTGAGCACGAACGCGCCCACCACATCGTGCCCCGCCAACCCGGGCGGGAAGCGCACCTCCACGTCGAGAATCGCGCGATCGTGGCTGCGGCGATAATCGTAAGGCTCGAACGGCAGCGCCGGCAGCCCCGGCAGCGGCCGATTGTCGGCGTCGACGAACATGATCTTGGTCACCCCCGAGAACACCTCGTCCACGATCCCCCGCGCCTTCGGCGACAGCACCAGCGGCTTCACCGCCGCGGCGTTCTTGCCCGCCTTCGGTACTTCGGCCTTGAGCTTCTCGACCACCTTCGCATGCGCATCGCCGAGCCGCTTCTTCTGCCGGTCGAGCAGTTCGTCGACTTCGGCCTTGGTGTAGGTGAGCGGTTCGTTCGCGGACCCGTCGGCGACCAGGTCGTCGCGCGACTTGCCCTCGGCATTGATTGCCGAAATCAAGGTCTCGCGTTTCTTGTCGCCGCTCTCCAGCTCCAACAGCTTCCGCAGTTGGTCGACAGGCATGTCGCCCAGCTTCGCCTTGACGCTGTCGACGCTGCCGTTCAGCAGCTCCGCCAGGTCGAATTCCACCGAATTTTCGTTTGCCATCACAGCCTCCGTTCAAAACCGAAAAAGGGGAGAAGGGCGCTCACGTGCCCATCAACGTTTTCTTGGGCGCCGCCGACGACTCCGCGCCCAGCGCCCCCGTCCGCCGGTTCGCCGCCGACCCCGTCCGCCGCGACAGCGCATCCGAAACCACCGAACTCGTCCGCGCCGTCGCCGTCGGCAACGGCACCGCCATCCGCGGCGCGGCGGCGGGCTTTTTCAGCGCCGTAATCGCGGCGCCCCCGACCAAACCGGCGGCGAGAAAGGGCAATGCTGCTGCGAAGGTCATCGGGATGCTCCCTGCTTGTGCGCAAAGGGTCCGCCGCCGAACTGCACCTTGGGGCGCGTCGCCGGCTTCTGTGGGCGCTGCTCGGCGAACAGCGTGTCGCCGCGCTTGGTCAGGCCGACGTCGAGATATTGCTTGGCGTCGTGGACGTGGCTGAAGTCGTTCTTGAGCGGCTCATCCTTCCACCGGCCCTGTCCGTTGCTCAGCGCGACGCGCAGGATGACATAGCCGTTCAGGAACCCGCGTCGCAGCCGCTTGCAGGTCGGTGAGATCAGCTGCCCGGGTTGCCCGCCGCCGACATTGTGCACCAGCCCCGTGCGCACCGCCTCGAGGCGCGGCGACAGCCGGTTGCCCTGCACCGGCGCGGGCTTCACCTTCACTGGGAATTTCGCCGCGGCCAGCCATCCGCGTTCGAATTCCTTGACCCAGCTGTACTGCTCGCCTTCCTGATCGCCGTACCAGATCGCCGGGTCGCCCCAGATGATCCCCAGCGTCGAGCGCCCGAAATGTTCGAGCCAATAGGATCCGGCGAGCTCGCCGAAATAATAGGGGCCCAGGCGCTCCAGCAGCTTGTCGTCGCCGTCCTGAAACACGACCAGTTCGGCCAGCGTGCGGATCTGGCCGCTCTCCAGCCGCTGGCCGAACACCAGCGCGGGCGTCGATCCGCCGTCGAGCCCGCCGCACACCGGCACGCCGGGGACCGGCTTCAGCGGTTCCTTCGCGCAGTGGAAATCGTCGTTATACTCGGGATAGACCGGCTGCCCGTTGCGCACCGCGCCGAACTCATTGTCGACGAACCGCCGCACGTCGTTGGGCTGCAGGCCCAGCATCATCGTTTCGTAATAGCCCTTGGGCAGGTTGCGGATGTTCTCCGCCGGCGGATCGACCGAGCGCCCGCCCGGTTGCCGCCAGAAGCCGATGCCGAAGCGCCGGCCGAGCGCCTGCCGCAGTTCGTCCTCGGTCTCGGGATCCAGCCCGATATTCTTCTCGACGAACAGGTCGTAGGTCCAGTTGTCGATATCGGGCGCGTTGAAATCGGCGATCACGCCCGACCAGCCGCACCCGCCGTCCTTCGACGACGGATAGCGGCCCGTGCGCGGCAAGCCGAAGCGCAGCACCGATCGGTCGAGCGTGTCGACCTCGTTCAGCCACAGGCCCGTGAGCTCCAGCCCCTTGAGCACCTGCTCCGCCTTCTGGTCGCCCATCGCGCGGAAATACATTTCCAGCTCCCACATCTCGGGAGCGCGCCCAGGCTCGAACGGAAACTGCACCTGATAGCGCAGCCGATGGCACATCTCGCGCCCGTTCCAATTGTCCTTCGTCTTGGGAAACCAGGTGAACCAGCTGTTGAGAACGTTCGTCTCGAGCTGCTGATAGGTATCGCGCACCACGCACCACCGCGCCTTGCGCATCCCGCCGACCAGCGGCTGCAGCCCGATGCTGTTCCAGATTTTCCGAATGCAGCTTGTCGTTTTCGCCGAACCATACGGACCCATGATCGCGCTGAGGAACCGTTCGTCGGCGACGAACCCCTCGGCCTTGGGGCCGACGGGCGCCATCAAGTCGACGATGCGGGCGGATTCGGTCATGGGAGGCTGACGCTGACATCGGGCAGGGGCCCGACATGAAAGCGCCGTTTACTTCCGGCGCGGGACGTAATCTTCGGCTCCAGCGGACCGAGGTACCTGTAGAGGCGGTACACAGCAGTGGTCGCGATGCGCGTACGCCCCAGAACGTCGGCGAGGCGCCACGTTCCGCGATGATCGACATGTAGCGCCCGCTCGCCCCCGTGTTGGCGATGGCAAAGCATATGCCAGCCTTCGTGCAGAATGCTCGGCATGTCAGACATCATCGCCCTCCGGCACTTCGGTGAATTCGGCTTCGACGAATTGCCCGTCGACAAACCGGAAGTCGGCGAGCCGCGCCGGGTCGATCTGGCCATCGCGCAACATCTCGGCGATGCCATCGGCGGCCTGTCGGACGATCGCGTCCTGTTGATCGAAGGTCGACCCTGCCGGCGCCGCCGCCATCACCATCACCCCATCGACTGCGACGCTGACGTTCGCTTCCACGGGCTTCTTGCTGTGGACATATTCGGCGACTGCCTTCGCCGCGGCGAGCTGCAGGTTGAGCGCCTTGATCGCCAGGTCGCCAGGCTTCATCTTGAGCGCCTTCGCGGCATCGAACACGCGTTCGAGCGCGTGCGTCGCCGCGTTGAGCAAGCTCGGATCGACGAAGCCGCCATCGGCGAGCTTGCGCACCATCGCGTTGATCATGCCTTCGGCGCTCTCGCACAGCGCCAGCAACCGTTCCTCGCGCTCAGCGGTCGAGTCGGCGATCAGCACGAGTTCGATCAGCTGGTCGAGCGGCCGCGAATAGAGGCTCGCCATCGCCATCACCGGGTCGCCGTGCTGGTGCACGATCAGTTTCGCGAGATCGTCGTTGCGCTTGTTGCGCGCACCTGGCGGGCGGCCCTTGCCGCGCTGACGATCGCCTTCCTGTCGGACGATCCGGAACACGTTCTGCGGCAGCTTCCCGTCGTCGCCGCGCAGCAGGTCGAGCTGCTCGGCGCTCTGCGCAAAGCCGAGCACCGCATCCTCGGGCGCTTCGGCGGTAAACGCCTTTTCCAGGCTGGACGGCTCAGCGCCCATTGGAGCCTCGCGACAACCGACGAAGCCGCCCCGCCTGCGCGATCATTTCCGCCGCGGCGCGTTCCAACTCAGCCGCGGCGCCGGCAAGATACGCATCCGAAAGCCCGCGCGTCCCGTCGAGCTGCATCCGCACCATGCGCCCCGAGATCCCGAGCCCGGCCGCCAGCCGATCCTGCCCCAGCATCTCCGCCGCCCGCTCGAACGTCCGCACGCGCACCACGCGATCGGTAAAATCGCTGTTCCGCTTTTCCGGAACGGGGGCGGAGAGCGCCGAAATCATCCCCAAACCTTCTGCGACGGGTCGTTGACACCGAGTCCGGGGCGAGTCACAACCGACGCCCTGCCAGCATCGAGCGACGAATGAGCCCAGGCGTCACCCAGACCCCCTGCCACACGTCCGACCTTCGCGCCGTACAGCCCTAGACCTGTCGGGCCATGCCCGGCCCGAACCCCCGACCCCATTTGCATCGGTGGAATTTCGCGCCCCTCGACCCGGGGAGGGCAGTCAAGTGCCAAGGGGCCCGAAATCGAGCCTGCCGGGAAGTTTTCCCGATTTCCGGCCTCGCGAGCGCGACGGTCATCGGCTCCAGGGCGCGCGATCGAAAAGGGGGCCACCCCCCCTGCCGGCGCCGCGGCCTGGCCGAGCACCCCCCGGGGGGTGCCTTCGCTCGAGCTCGGAGTCGTCAGATTGACGATCTGACGACAACCCCGTTTTTCCGAAGCAAAATCAACGCCATGCCCATGCGCTGCGACGGGGAGCGCTGCGACAAGCCCGAGGCCGAGCCCGAAAAACCGCAGAAATCCGCCATTCCGAGTCGCGCGGACCGAGGCGCCTAACACACCCCGATCCGCGCCGGCCCGGCCGCCCTCAGCTGCCAGCATCGAGCCCGCCAGGCCGAAAAAATCCCCCAGCCGCGCGCACCCACGCACCCCCCACACCCATCGGGCGGCAGGGACGGCATATCCGCCCCCTATTTTATTCCGATCGATCGAAGTTGGCCCGCGCATGGCTCGACTAAATCCCATATTGGGATCATCGCCGCAAGCCCCCGCGCAATTCGTTCTAAATGTTCTGCTTCTGGAACGGGCTAAAGCTAGGAGATCCGCCGCGTTCCGAATGTTCTACTTTCCTCGCGCGCCCGTGAGGCACAGGCATGCACACGCACCGGCGAGCCTGTCGAGATTTCAGAACACGCGGAACACCCACTAAAATAACGGAATATCAACTACATATGGCGTCCCAGCGACCAGAACAAACAGGTCACCCCGACCCGACACAGCATCCATACTTCAGCGTGATTTTTGATTGCCTAAACCGGGTCCGGGCGAGCCGGCGCGGCCGGGATCGCGGCGATAAAGCCCATAGAAGCAGGTGGTTAGCAGGAGCGCACGCTGTTGACGAAGCACGCTTGACGAACCAAGAAAATCCCAATATGGGATGTTGCGCCGCGCCGCGGTCGGCGCTCAACCGGCATAGGAAGGGAGGCCGATCAATGAACCGCGACGAGCAACTGGACCTTATCCAGCACCAGACGGGCATGGAGCGCACGCAGGCACATTACCACCTGCAGGGCCGCGAGATCCTGAAGCTGCGGCTCAACTCGCCGCTCCGGTCGATCGCGATGCAACATGACGCGAGCAGCTGCCCGCTTTTTGTAGCGGCTGACGAACCGAGCATGGTCTGATGTTCCAGGGCCTCATCATCGACGGCTTCGCCGGAGGCGGCGGCGCGTCAACGGGTATCGAGCAGGCGCTCGGCCGCGACGTCGACCTCGCCATCAACCACAGCCCATCCGCTATCGCGATCCACAAAGCGAACCATCCCGGCACCGAGCATCTCTGCCAGGACATCCGCGCCGTGTGGCCGAAGGCGGCAACCAGACTGCAGCCGGTCGCGGTGGCCTGGTTCAGCCCCGACTGCAAAGAGTACAGCAAGGCGAAGGGAGGGCCGGTCAAGAACCGCCACATCCGCGCGCTGTCGAACGAGGTGACCTACTGGCTGCGCGAGGTGCAGCCGCTTGTCGCTTTCATCGAAAACGTCGAAGAATATGAGTACGCGGCGCCGCTCGATGAGAACGGGGTGCCGATCCCGGAACTGAAAGGGCGCGACTTCAAGCGTCTCGTGCGCGCCTGGCGCGGGCTCGGCTACAAGGTCGATTGGCGGACGCTTCGCGCCTGCGACTATGGCACGCCAACGAGCCGCCGGCGCCTCTACATCATCCTTCGGCGCGACGGTCGGCCGATCGTCTGGCCGAAACCGACGCATCGCCCTGCCGGCTTCAAGCATGGCATCGTCACTGCCTGGGCGAAGGGCCACGGACTGACCCTCAAGGATCTCCAAAACCTCCCCACTTACCCCACCGCAGCCGAGTGCATCGACTGGTCGATTGAATGCCCGTCGATCTTCACGCGCAAGCGCCCGCTCAAGGATGCGACGCTTCGCCGAATCGCCCACGGCGTGATGCGTTATGTCGTCAACGCCGCGCAGCCATTCCTCGTGCCGGTGACGCATAGCGGCGACGCGCGCGTCTATGGGGTCGACGAACCGAAGCGGACGATCACGACTGCCAATGGTGGCGAGTTCGCCGCGGTCGACGTCGAGCTCGCGCCGCACATCACGAAGTTCCACAGCGGCAGCGTCGGATCGCCGATGGACAAGGAAATGCCGGTGGTCACCAGCAACGGTGACCCGGAGCGACCGGCCGGGGCGATGCCGCTTGGTCTGGTCGGCGCGACGTTGGTCCGTACTGGGCATGGCGAAGTCGACAGGAGCGGGAAACGTCGGGGCAAAGGCCATCATGACATTGCCGAACCCGCGCCAACACCGACGGCGTCGCGCGACGAGGCGCTTGCGGCTGTTCACCTCCACAAGATGGCGCAGAACGGTGTCGGGAAGGACCCGGCCGAGCCGCTCGACACCGCGATGTCGGGCGCGACGAGGCATGGTTTGGTTGCGGCAACCATGGTCCGTACAGACATGCATCAGTCGAACGCGATCAACGCTTTCGACGCGCATGACCCACTCCGCACGATCGACACTGGCGGCGGCCATGCCGCAGTCACCGCCTTTCTGTCGAGCTTCTACGGCAGCAACACCACGGGCGGCGGAGGTGACCCAGCACAGCCGAACAAGGTCGTTCGCGCGGGTGGCCAGCACCATGCCGTCGTCGCAGCGCACATCGAGCAGGCGAACACCGGCATGGTCGGTCACACGCCGCGCAAGCCGCTGTCGACGATCGTCGGCAAGGGATCGACGCAGCGCATCGTCGAGACCACCATGATCGAGGAAGGCGCTCTGCCCGCGGACATGATGGAGCGCGCGGTGCAGGTCGCCGCCTTCCTCGTGAAGTACTATGGCTCGGAGGTCGGCCAGCACCAGCGCGTCGACAAGCCGATCGACGTCATCACCGTCCAGGCGCGCTACGCCGTCGTCACCGTCACGATCGACGCCGTCACCTATGTCATCGTCGATATCGGCCTGCGCATGCTCAAGCCGCGCGAGCTGGCGCGCGCGCAGGGCTTTCCCGACGACTATGTGCTCGACCCCATCGTGCGCAAGATCAAGCGCGGCAAGGAAGTATTCGAGCCCCTAACGATCGCCGAGCAGATCAGCGCGATCGGCAACAGCGTCTGTCCGCCCGTTGCGCGTGCCCTGGTCGCGGCCAACCAGCCGGGGCTCGGACAATAGCGCCCGTCCCCCTCCGGGATTCCCATTTCGACTAGTGGATTGTCCTTGACTCCCCTTCGCGGTGTCGCTGATTTTCTCCGTCCCCAAAAAACATAACGGGGGGGACGGAGAGAAAATGTGCAGCGTACACCACCTGACTTCCGCGCCGGAGGTCTTCCTCGTCGATGACAAAATCCACATTATCGATCGAGTCGACGGCGTGATCGCGATCCACAAGGTCTATCCTGCGATCGTGCTGATGACGTTCGTCCGACGGGTCCGCAAGCTGGCCCGTGCTTCCGACGCCCTCTTCCTTCAGGCCGAGCCGCGAAAGCGAAAGCGCAAGAAAAAGCACTAGGCCGGCGCGCTGGACTCGATAACCGCTAGTGGATATGTCGCTTATCCACTAGCGGTTATCGAAGGGAGCGCCCGCATGTCAGCGCGAGATTCGACTAGTGGAATTTCGGCGGCTAAATCACGCCGCGTGACTCGCCCGAAAGAATTCACCGAGCAGTTATCGTTTCTCGCCAAAGATGGCACCTCACGGCGTATCGAGGCCGTGCGCGGTGACGTGAAGAAGGCGGACTTTCTCCGCGCCGCGGTCGAGGACGCGATCGCCAGGCGCGAAGCCCAGCACCGTAAAACCTAAAGCAGCGATCCCGCTGCAGGCGCCACGCCAAGCGCATAGTCCGGATAGTCGCCGGCGCGCTCGAGGCGCGAGCGGCATGGAGCGATCCAGCGGGCGCGGGTGTCCCCGTCACCGTCGCGGAGAAACACCAGCCAGACGTAGCTGGTTGCCGTCGACGCGGGCTTCCCCGGCTCCGTGGGGTTGAACGGATCGGGAGCGCCGGCGCGGATGAGCCGCCCCTTGAGCATCACGACGCGCTCGCTGAACTTCAATTCATAGTCCGGCGGCCGAGGCCCGAACAGACGCTCGTACCGACCTGTGCCCTCGGTAAACGCGCCGCGAACCAGCATCGCACAGCCCACGCGTGAAACCCGCCGCGCAACGTGAATGAATTCCTCGGCCAGGCGAAACGGCGGATTGCCGAACACCCAATCTACATCCGGCTCGGTCATGCCGGTTGTCGCGAAGTCGATCAGCTCGGGCACGTCCTCAAGCACATAGTCGGAATAGCGCATGACGTCGCTCGCGCGCACGCTGGCGAAAATCTCGCGCATCGGCGCGACCATGAAGCCGCGGTTGCAGCACGGTTCCCACGCCTTCTGGCGGTTGAGCGGATAGCCGAGCTCCACGAGGAATCGGATCAATGCGCGCGTGGCAAAGGGCGGAGTAGGGAAGTCGTCGAGCGAGTCGTGCGCTTCAACGCGGGCCTGCATCACCGCTGTGGACGTATTCTGCCCCATCACGCCGCCAGGTCGAACAACGGCCCGGCGCGAAGCCGCGCGGCCGCGAGGGGATTGATCCAAATCACCTCGAGGCGCTCGGCATTGCGGTGCGCCCTCGCCTTGACCGTGCGGCGCTCCCATCCCCGCAGAGCATCGTCGTACAGCTCGCTTTCATAGCCGGAAATCAGCACCATCGATCGCGACGCACGCGCATGCTCGATCAGCTCGACATGGTCCGCCGGCGTCATCTCGCATGCATAGGTGTGATACCCTTCAGCCTGCTTGGCCTTGTCGCTGCGCGTCGACGGCACATAGGGCGGATCCAGATACACCAGCACTTTCGGATCGTCCCAATAGGTCAGCAGCTCAGCTGCCGGCCGGCAGTCGAGCGACACGCCGCGAACCCGCTCCACGATCGCCGCCAGCGGCCCCGGAAAGTCGGCCCACTCACCCGCCACGCGCGTACCGCCGGTCTTGCCATCGCTCCGAAAGCCCGCGGCGCGATCGACACGCGTTCCGCGCGTGCCATGCCCCATGTGCGACCGGATCAGCAGCCGCCGCGCACGCTCGATCGGATCGGTCGACGGCAAATGCGCCTCGAGATATTCTGATCGCGCATAGGGGGTCAGGGAAACTTGCCGGATCAGCTCGCCGGCGGCGCTCGATCGCAGCACCTCGAACAGGTTGACCAGGTCGCCATCGATATCGTTCCACACTTCCGTCCGGCATCGCGGCTTTTGCAGGCCCACCGCAAATGCGCCGCCGCACGGCTCGACGTAGATCTCGTGATCGGGGAAGTGCCCAATCACCCACGGCGCCAGGCGCCATTTGCTGCCCAGGTAGCGCAACAGCGGCCGTGAAGGCCTGCAGGGGGGGGTAGCGCTCACGGCTGACGTGTTCTGCCCCATCAGGCGGCCCGCCGAATTAGCAACTCGAGATCAGTCTGTCGCGCCGCGTTTGCGAGCATCGGAATATTGCGCGCGTACATCGAGCCACTTGAACCATCAAAGCTGGTCGCGCCGGCGGCCGCGCAAAGGAAGATCCTTCGGACGGAGTTCACGCGGCCGATATGTGCAATGGCTTGCCTCTCGCGCGCGAATGCGCACCAAGCGGTCATGCTGGCCTCTTTCCATTCGGTCGAGCCGCCGACGAAGATCCCCACGCTCGGGCCGGCCAAGTCGTGCAGATCGGCGGGCGTCATCCCGTCCTGCACGGCGATCAGGAACACTCGGCCGGCGAGCTCGCGGCGTGCCTGGAGCCGCGGCAACCATGCGCGTGACAAGGCCAGCGATTCGGCGCCACCGCAAACGATGTCGGGCACGACGATCCAGTCAGCGCGCGGACCGTGAGTACCCAGAAGGCGCTCGAACGCGGCCTCGTCCCACGGTTGGCCTGTCGTGTGCGCGCTCCACTTCCCGTTGTCGATCGCGAAGCGGAAGCCTTCGTCTCGATGCACGCCGGCGGACGAAATCAGCAGCCGCCAATCTTCCCGACGCAGCGCTGCAAGGTTGCGGCGAGTGCCGGTGCGCGAGGCGTAACCGATCACGCGTGCCACCGCCCAAAGAAGTCGTCGAGCGGCCTATCAACAACCACCTCGATCGCGCCCGGGCATGCTAAAGCGATATGTTCCGCCAAGTCTTCCGCCCGGGAAAGCATCCTCGGCAGTTCGCAGTGATCTAGGGTCGACAAAACACGATCAAGCTGCAGCTTGAGAGGCCTTGCGTCCTCCGCTTCTGCAAACGCGACGCTGACCAAATAGCTATGGCCATGCAGCGCCCCCTCCGGGCTATAGTGCGCCGCGCAGAAACGTCCCCGTACGCCGGTGACACGTTCGCTCACGGCTCCCCCCTCAACGCCCGCAGCGGCACCGCGATCGCGTTATCCGGCAACTCTCCCGCGAACCGGATCTTCAGCCGATTCGTCACCGCCCCGGGGATCCGGCCCAGCGACTGCATCCAGCGCCCGCCCGCCCAGTCGCTGCCCCTGAACAAATCGCGCAGCGGCACGCACGTCGGATAGGCTACGGCCAGATAGGCCGCCGGATCGTTCCACCCATCCTCGCTCGGCTGCGGCTCGCCATCCAGCTTCCAGCCCTTGTCGCTGTCCTTCAGCCGCACCAGGCGCATCCCGTTCGATTTCAGGCGGTCGCGCGCGGCCGCGTCCATCCCGCCCGTGGGATCGTTGTCTTCCGTCGGGCGAAGCGTCATCGCGCGCTTCACCCAATGCCCCACGGCCTCCGGAGCCCGCCCATGCTCGCCGGCCAACGTCGTGCTCATCAGGTGCAGCAGGCAGCGATCCTCGTCGCTGCGGGCCTGGCTCTGGCCCTGATACATCATGGGCAGCATCATCTGCACCCAGCGCTTTTCGCGCCCGTAGCCGTCGTTCAGCTCGCTTTCCATGCTCGGCGCGCAATCGAACAACAGGCAGTCGGCGCACGCCAGCAACGTGCCATAGGTATCCTGCCAGCGCCCGCCGAGCCCGTGCCGCCAGATCTCGAGCTTGTAATCGGCCAACGTCCGCGCGAACCGCGGCCATTGCTCGATCATGCGCCGATGCATCTTCCGGCCCAGCTGGCGCCAGTGCTTCAGCGGCGGCTCCTGCCACATCGTGTCGGCGCGCTCTGCAGGGCGCAGCTGCAGCACGACGACGCGATTCCACTCCTCGCCCTTCACCAGGCTATGCAGCACCGATGACAACAGGAACGCCGACTGCGCCGTGAATTCCTGCGCGCGATGGTCCGACGATCCGCGGTGCATCTTGGCGCCGCTGCTCGCCTTTTTCAGCAGGTTCAGGATCGCCTTCTGCCGCTCCGGATTGTCGTCCGCCTCGGCTTCGTCGATTAGCACCGGCAGCGTATCGTCGCCCAGCGTCTGCCGCACGGCCGCTTCGCTCGCATCCTCGGTATGCAGGCACCATCCGCCATGGATCGCGCGCAGCAGCTTCTGCAGCGAGCTCTTGCCGGCGGTGGTCTGCGCCGCCAGCCACATGTGCGATCGCCACACCAGCGCGCCGCAGATATGCATCTGCGCGCTCATGCCGAGCAGCAGCAGCGGCGCGGCATCCTTGTCCAGCCAGTTCCACTGCCGAAACAGCTCCATCAGCGATTCCGCGTCCGCGATCGTGCTCGCCTTGCTGTCCGGCGGCGGCAATGCGCCCAGCGCGGGATAGAATTTCCCGTCGATCTGGCCCGCCGGATGCTCGCTAAGCGGCCCCAGCTTGCCCTTCTTGTCGCTCTCGCCGGCGATCAGGACGTTGCGCCCCATATGGAGCACCAGCTTGTCGTCATCCTCGCCGGCACGGTGTGCCCCGCGGCCGAACACGCGGCCCTGCGGGTCGAATATTCCTTTCGCCCAGCACGCGGTGATCAGCGCGGTCTGCACCCTGTTCTGGTCGAACTTGCTCGCCGGCAGTTCGTGCTCGCGCTCGAAATTCGAAAACTGCGGGAAATTGTCGATCAGCCAGCCGTCGCCGCCGAACACCAACGTCATGTCGCCCTTGCGGCAATCGGTGTTCAGCTGCTGGATCTGGTTGGCCGCGTCCAACAACCACAGCTTCAGGCCCTGAATGCCCAGCGCGGTAACCGGGCAGTCCGGCGGCATCATCGGCAAGTCGAGCTGGTCGCCGGGTCCGGGTTGCTGCCGGCGCAGATCCGGCGCGTCGACGGGCTTTTGCACCCGCGCCTTGATGCTGTCGATGTTTCCGCCCCCGGCCATGAACTAGGATCCGTAATCGACGGCTACCACGCGCCCATCCAGCCAGCCGAAGCTGTCGCGCTTCTCCTCCACCGGGATCACGCGCGAATAGTCGTCGTTCGGGTAGCGAAAGGCCTCCACATTGAAGGTTTCCCATTCAACATCGGTCATCGGCCGCGCGCGCCGCATGACGATCAGCCAGCCGCCCCACAGCGCGAACACGACCGGGCAAAGCTCCGGCCAGCGGGCACGCGAGAAGACCGCTTCCTGCATGTTCGCCAGCAGTCCGCGCAGGCCCATGGCCCAGCCATAGCCAAATCGGGGCACCTTGATCGCCCAGGGGCCCACGAGCACCACTACGCGAGAAACGCCATTGAGACAGAGATCTACCACGCGCGTCAGTCCACGGTCGCCGGATCGTTCCGCTCAAGCCATTGCTCGCGGTTGTCGCCCAGGCGCCGGTCCATCTGATCTTCCGTTTCCGGCCATAGGTGCATGTCGTGCACGAGGCGCGAATAGGTTCGATTCCACCAGATCCGCACCGACGGCGAAGGATGCTTGTAGCCCAGGATCTCAGCGGCATGGAGCAGGTGCAGTTGGAAATGGTGCGGCAGCGCGTCGATCTCGCGCAAATACTCGTTGACCACCTTGTCCATCATGCCTGGCCAATCGATCTTGTGCGCGCACCACAGCTGCGCGATCGGATCGATGGAAAAGCTAGGCCCGGTAAAACTCCCGCCACCAGATTCGTACGGCGTTTCGAGCACCTTGCCGTCCATGGCGCTCAGCAAGACGCAGCGGCGGTACCAACGCAACAGAAGCTTCGCGGGCCCATATTTCGGCGTTCCGTCAGGTCCCCGGATCGCCGTCATCAACACCGTCTGCTGCATGAAGCTCAGCCCCTGCACCCAATTCTGCAAAACGCTCCGGGTCATACCCCCTCCATGCGCACACCGCGCAGCTGGTCGTTGAAATCCTTGAACAGCGGGTCCGGCCAGATGCACCGCACCTTCCGCCCCGCCTCCTGATGCAGCGCGATCTGCTTCTCCAGGCTCGCATCGGCCGCGCTTCCGGGCTTGTCGTGCTGGCCCACGATTACCAGTTCACTCACCGCCGTGGGCAGCTGCATCGCACCGATGTTGCCCAGCGTCGCCGCCGCCAGCACGCGCGCGTCCGGCCAAGCCATGGCAATGGTCAAAGCGTCCTCGATCCCTTCGGAAACGAACGGCACCGTACCCGCCGGCACGTCCGCCAGCGTTCCGCGCGGCCCTGCGCCTTTCGAGATCGGAATATGCGCGCCGGCGAAGCTGCCCAGCACCATCTTGGGCTTTTCGACGCGCGCCTTGATCCAGCGCCCGCGAACGAACTCCAGATAGGTGCGGTGCGTCGCCAGATGATGCGTCGGCCGCCGCGCGCCGGCGATCGGCGCCAGGCTCAGCATCGCCGTCACCATCGCGGGCATCGGGCGATGCAGTTCGCTGTTCCAGCAATCGTGCTTGTACCGGATCGCGCCGGGGAAACGCCCGATCGCGAGAAAGTCGATCCCGCGCCCTTCCAGATACAGCTGCGCCGGCGAACCTTCCAGCTTCGACGCGAAATGCCACAGGCCCTCAGCCTTGCGCCGGCGCTTCTCCAGATCGTCCGCATCGGCCATCGCGCGCCGCTCGGCGTGACGATCATATTCCGCCTTCGCCTTGGCATTGCGAAAATCGATTCCAGCGTCGGCTTCCAGCGCGCGCAGCGCTTGCATGAAGCTCATTTCCTTGCGGAGCTCGAGGTATTTGAAGACGTCGCCGCCTGCACCGCAAGAGAAGCATTTGAAGATGCCCTTGGCGTCGTTCACCATGAAGGCGCCGACGCGCTTGTCGCTATGGAACGGGCACAGCCCCTCCCATTCCTTGCCCACCGGCCGCAGCTTCACGTCGCCGCCGATCACGGTCGACAGGCGCGTCTGACTGCGCACGCGATCGGCCCGGCGATGAAGCTCGGCAAGATCGCCCGCGTTCATCACAACAACGGCCCGATCACCGCCGCCGGATCCAGCGGCTCGAAAACCTCGACACCCGCTTCCCGCTTGCAGTCGTCGCACCAGCACTGATCGCCCCAGTCGGCGACCACATCGAAGCACGGCGGATCGCCGAACTGGGCGCAGCGCTCCTGGCACGCATCGCGCAGCGGATCGGGCTTCACGCCGCCTCCTCCCGCGAATGCGCCAGCGGGCACCCCGCGCGCGCGCATCCCGCCACGTCGGCCGCGTCGCTGCGCAGCTCGCACCGGGGGCATACCGCCGGCATGTACCATTCGGCGTGGGTACAGATCCCCGCCCGCGCCAGCGCGTTCACGATCCGGGCATCGGTCGGGCGTTTGCCCTCCTCCTCCCATCCCTGCACCGTGCTCATGCGCGATGCGGCCGTCAGGCCGCAGTGTGCGCGGGCGAACTGATCGCGCGTGATCCGCGGGTTCTGTGCCTCGCGAAACTCCCGGATTTTCCTGCCTGCAAGCGTCGTCATTCGCCATTCTTCCCATATTGGGATTTTTATGGCAAGAGTCGCATCCCGAAAAAATCCCGGAAAAGGAGTTTCAAGCTGTGGGCGAAGTGATTCAAATGTCCCAGATGGTCAAGAAGCTCGACAATCCGCCGAACCGCATCCGGGAACGCCGCATGGCGTTCATCGTGCCCGGCACCGGCAAACCCATGACGTTGCCGCAACTGGCCGCGCGCATGGGGGAGAGCGTCAAGCCCCACACCATCGGCCGCTTCGAAACCGGCGAGCGCGTGATCGACCTCCCCTGGCTCCAGCGCATCGCCCGCGCGCTCGACTGCTCCGTGGGCGAGCTCCTCAATGCGGAGGATAATCCCGGCGCCCCGCGCAACTACGACGAACAGGCCGTGCTTGAGGCCATGCGCATCGACGAACGCGCCGCCGAAAGCATCGCCCGCGTCGCCGAGGCGCAGCGCGCCTATCGCGCCGACGGCATCGACGACGAACCGATCGCCCCGCGCAAGCGCGCCTAGCGCTCCCCGCATCTCCGACAAGCTGAAAGGGCGGCCCATGCCGCCCTTTTTCGCATCTGCAACAATCAACCTCCCATTTTGGGATTTTTAGTTCTTGCACGAACCTCCCATATTGGGATATTCAGGCTCCGCAACGAAATCCCACGGAGGCTGGTTACCATGGGTACCCTCGCGCGGCGCAGGATCGGCGCCGTCTTTCTCGACCACCCGGCAGGCGACGTTAGTCCCCCCCAAACGGCGTCGCCCGCTCTCCCCTCGCTGCCCGTCACGGGCGGGCGGCGAGGGGAATATGCGATCGGGGATCTCGCCCGCGAACTGCGCCTGACCCACTATCGGGAACGGCGCCGGATCATCGACGCGCTGCGCGCCCTCGCCAGGCACAAGGGCATGCCGCTCCCCCGCACGCCGCGCGTGCACGCCGGAAAGGTCGTCGACGGCCCGGGCAGCATCCATCTCCACAGCCGCTGGGACGCGGGTGAGATCGACGCATGGCTCGATGGCCGCACCACGCCCGGCGGCGCCGGCGCGCTGCGCATCGAGCTTCCGCCACCCCTCCGCGCGGAAATGGCGCGGCGAGCACAGGAAATCGCGGCATGAGCTGGCAATACGCGCCCTTCGCCGTCGCGCTCGTGTTCGCGCTGCCGATGTCCGCCCGCTACGTCGCCCGCGCCGCCCACATCGTCGCGCGGCATCTGGCCGATCTCACGCGGGAGCGCTTCCGGTGAGCGCGTCTGCCGAGGGAACCTATGGGATCTACCGGCCGAAGCACAACGACGTGCTCCTGCTGCGCCCCGATGGCGAAACCTTCGCCGTGCCGTTCGACCAGGTCCCCGGCCTGATCGCCTCGCTCAACGTCGCGCACAGCGTGCCACATCTCGCCAACGAGATGTCCGGCGCCGCCGGGAAGCCCGCATGAAGCCCGCCGAGCGCTCCGCCGCGATCGCGCACCTGCGCGCCATCCCGTGCAAACAGCGCGATCCCGGCCAGGAGCAACTGCTCGAAAGCCTGTTGGTCGCGGATTATCGGTGGCGCCAGCGCGCCGCCCGCAAAGTGGCTGCGCAGCTTCACCCACGGAATTACCGGCGCGAGGCGCGCGCGGCGGCATACACCGGCGCGCTCGCCGCCTTGCGCATGATGACGCTCGGGGAGCCCGCGTGAGCCGCAGCCACATCTGCGATGTCCCCGGCTGCACCCGCTCGCGGTGCAGCTGGCAGCGCCTGTGCGACTCATGCTTCAGCATGCTCCCCGGCGATATCCGCACCGGGATCAAGGAAACGTTCCGCACCAACAAAAAGGCGTACAGCGCCTTCCGCCGGCGCGCCCGCGCACATCTCGACGGGGTTAACGCCGGCCAACCCGGCGTGGCGCCCGAAACGGTTTACGAGCGCACCGCCCGTATGCTCGGCGAGCGCGACGAGGCAGCATGATGTTCGAGCTCGAGGCGCAGGGCGCGCATATATGAGGAAAACGTATGATGGCTGACGTCACGGCATACGCCGACCCGAGCGAGTACAGCTTCGAAGGGTTCGACGAGCACGAGTATGAGTCTCACCCCGGTCACAACTGTCCGCGTTGTGACAGCCCGGCGCCACACCTCCATCCCGGCGGGGTCAATCGCGAGCCAGAGACCTGCATCGACGACTATCACCTGATCCGCACCAACCAGAACCGGCAATTGTTCATCGACGCCGTGCTCGCGAAGCGTGGGGTGCTTCATGGTTGAGAGCATGATCGACGATATCGACGATCTCCGCCAGGGCGTCACCCAAGGCGGCCACGCCGTGCTCGACATGCTCGAGTTTCACGTAACCTGGGCCCATCTCCACACCGTCGAGCAGCAGTTGCAGCACGCCTGCACCAGCGCCGGCTACGCCAGCCACCTGGGGCACGATCCCCAGCTGCGCCGTCAACTCGCAGTCGAGGCGGCCGCCCGACTGATCGATGCGATCGACAGAATGGATCGGGGGATTGCATGCGAGGGAACGGGAGTATGACGACTGCATTTGTGCGCGTGCCAGAGGCAACGGGCTCTCATCCTTCGGACCAAGCTGCTTCGCATCTTGGCGCTCCGCGTTTCGATCCCTCGCGCAGCGATCCGGGCGACCCCGGTGCATGCGAGTGGGTTGCCGAGCGATTGACGGTGAAGCAACTAGAGGCCCTGAAGGTGCTGGCATCGTATGAACGCGCTTGTGGAGGCGATACGCGAGAAAATGGTTTGGCGCCAAGTACGCTTTGGTCGCTAAATGATTTCCGCCGGGGCGAACGAGGAATCCAAGCCCCGTTGGCGTGCGTTTCGTGGGAAGCCGGATACGATCTGCGGCGCTATTGGGGTATCACCGATTTCGGTGAGCGCGTCCTCGGCGCAGCGTTGTCGCGCGATAGCGATGGAAGCGGCGAAGCCGGCGAGACCGGAACGGGCTCGATGCGCAGCACGACAGCGCGAGCCGAAGGCATCGCCCAAACCACCTCTCAACCCCCACAGGTGCAGCCATGACCCCAACGCAAGAGGTTATGACGGCGCTGGAGCCGTTTGCGCACTTGGTCCGCACAGTAGAAAGGCGATACGCCCGCAAGCCCGATGATACTCATTCCGTCCACGTGACGCTGGGTGACATTCGCCGGCTGCGCGACGCCTACAACGCCCTCACCAAAGCCCAAGCGGTTGAGGGCGATGATGTGGAGGCGGAAATCGAGGAACAGTCATGAGCCTCCAACCGCGTCCGAACTGCACGACGCAGGCCACGTTCCCGCAGATGTTGGAATGGCTCAATGCCGTCTCGGAAGGTCGGTGGACGTGGCTCCGGAACAGTGCCTGCAAATACGTCACGCTCAAGATCGATACGCGGGCGGGAGCCTACGGCATCGAGGACCGAGATGGCAATCGGATCACGCTAGACGAACTTGTACGCCAATTCGGGGAACAACCATGAGCAAGGAGCTTATAGAGGTGCCGATCGATCCCGCTTTCGGCGTGGCCGTAAACGTCGTGGACCGTGCGCGGGCGATCATCGTATCGGCGATTCGAAAGGCGGCTGACAGCACTTCCGGCGATCGTGCTTGGCTAAACGGCATTGCCGATGCTGTCCGCGACGCGGAGGCGGTCAACGTCCCGTCGTGGCTTGTTCTCGACGCAACAATTGCAGCCATCCTCGCCATACCCGCTCCTGTGGATGGGTTGGTTCTGGTACCGCGAGAGCCAGTCGATGCACAGGTACGTGCGGGAGCCTATCAGGTGTCCGGATTGACGCATGAGGGCGCACGCTGCGTGTACCGCGCCATGCTCTCCGCCGCTCCCGCGTCCGCTCCGGTGGTGGAGGTGGCGGACCATGGCTGACAACGACAACCATGTCGTTTTGCCCAATGCCGAAGAAATGGCGGCGGCCGAGCGCATCGTGAACAGTCCGCCGGTGATCGGCCAATTCGCGTCGTGCGAATGGGACGAGCTCACCGAAGACGGACACGTTTGGGTCGCCGCGATCGTTCGGGAGGCCCGCCGTGGCTGAACCCAACTACGCCGCTGAGATGCGCCTTCCCGCCGGCAAGACGTGCGCGAATTGCCATCACGGGCTGCGCTGCAACGCGTTGTTCGGCGCGATTCGCCGCGGGTTCACGTCCTGCGATTTCTGGCCTTCGCGGTTTCTGGAGCGTCCGGAGCCGCACATACTCGTCACCCCATAATTTGACCTTCCCCCCGCGGCGAGTCACCATCGCCGCGCCTCACCGGCAAAAGGAGGCCGATTTGTCCACCCACGAAGCATTCCGCGCCTTCTCGCGCAGCCGCCCCGATCTCGCGGCCGCGCTTCGGCAGTTCGGCATATCGGAGCGCAGCTGGCAGCGCATGTATTCCGGCGCGCGCCCGGTGCCGACGCGGCTGTTGCCGCAATTCGCGCTCATCGCATGGGACGATGGCCTGCACGATATCGCCCAGGCGCTGTGGGACGGCGGCATGCCCGATCCCTTCCGCGCCGAACTGAACGCGCGCGGACTGCCCACGGTCCTCCGCGCCGACACGGTCGAGCGGCTCCGCCACAGCCTCGCGGAACACGCCGCGCTCGATCGCGATCGCATCGCCACCATGGCGGGGCTATAGGCCATGCCCAAGCAGCGCCAGATCCAGTTCCTCACGCCCGCCCTGCTCGCCGATGGCACGCTGGTCTGGCACTGGAAACCCTCGCCGCGGCTGCGCGCCGCCGCCTTCGTCAACCAGCGCCTCGGCACCGGCGGCACGCCCGCCAAGGTCCTCAAATACAGCAAGGCGCCAAAGCACATCGCCGACCTGGCCATCGAACTGAACGAGCGCGTCGATGCCTGGGAGAAGAACCAGGCAAAGGCCGCCAACGACGCGCCGGCGCGCCCGCTCCCCCGCGTGGTGCGCTTCGGCGAGCTCGTGCTCCGCTACATGGCGAGCGATGCCTACACTACCAACCGCGACAGCACCCAGCGCGAATACAAAAGCCGCCTCAAGGCGCTCACCCATTGGGCGCTCGACGGCGAACTGCCCGTGCGCGATATCGACGCCGAACTCGTCCGCGCGCTCCGCAACGAACTGGTGAAGGGCAGCGCGCACAAGGCCGCGGCGATGATGCGCGTGCTGCACCTGCTGCTCGAATGGGCGGAGGCAGAGGGGATCATCCCCAAGAACTCGAACCCCGCCAGCCGCGCCGACGTGCCGGTCCCGCCCGCGCGCAAGGTCACCATGCCCACCGCCGCGCGCGCCGCCATCGCGGAGGCCGCGGCCGAACTCGGCGAGATCTGGCTCGCGCTCGCGATCGACCTCGGCTTCTGGATCGTCCAGCGCCAGGCCGATATTCGGCACTTCAATCGCTTTGCCTGGCGCGAGCTGCACGATGTCGAGCCGCGCGATCGCGCCGTGCTCGCCAATGCGCAGGGCCGCGTGTTCGGCTTCCGCCTCTGCCAGCAAAAGACCGGCACATGGGTCGACGCGCCCGTCCCGCCTGCGCTGCACGCGACGATCGACGCGCACTGGCGCGACAGCACCAGCGAATGGCTGTTCCCAAAGCCCGAAAAGCCGGACGAGCCGCTCCACGAAAAGACCTTTCAGCGCCGCTTCGCCGCCGCGCGCGCCGCCGCCTGGGCCGTCGCCATCATGCGCGATCAGCCCGATCTGGCCGACGCGATCGAACGCTGCCAGTTCCGCGATCTCCGCCGCACCGGCATGATGTTCTACCGCGATTGCGGCGCCAAAATGCCCTGGATCACCGCCCTCAGCGGTCACATGATCCTCGGCAAGAAAACCATCCTCGATACCTACATGCCGGGTGACACCGCCGCGGCCTGCGCATGCGTCGCCGCCGGCGTCGCGCACCTCGAGGCGCAACGGGAACGGGAGGAACAGGCGTGAGCAATACCGCCTGACGGCGGTCCTATGGTCGGGCGTGCCACGGGCACCTTCGGGTGCGCCGCTCGCGTTCAGGCGGTGACTCCAAACGAGGCACGTCCGGCCACCAACCTGGAAGGAGAACCCATGACAATTGCCAAGCGCGGCGCGCGGTGTCATATTCCCGCCTGCCCGGCAAAATCCGGGCAAGGGATTAGCCTCCCACCAACTCTTTGGGCGCCCCGCGCCAGCTAACCGCTCGAGCGCGGTTTTCTATGGTCGGGCGTGTCGCGAGCACCTTCGGGTGCGCCGCTTCCCAAAGGGCGGTAAGGCTAATCGTGGCACGTCCGGCCACCCGCATTAGCCTGCGGCGGTCGGACCAACTTTGGGGACTGACCATGAATGCCTTAGTCAATTTCACATTCGAAACCGAAATGGTCCGCGTCGTCATGCAAGACGACGAACCTTGGTGGGTAGCCGGCGACGTGTCCGCCGTCCTCGGCTATAGCGAGGCGGCGGCAATGACGCGCAGCCTCGACGACGACGAAAAGGGTCTGCAGATTGTGCAGACCCTTGGAGGCCAGCAGGAGATGACGATCATCTCCGAATCCGGCCTGTTCGCGGCGATCCTCAAGTCGCGGCGGCCCGAAGCCAAGCGCTTCCGCCGCTGGGTGACGGGCGAAGTGCTGCCATCGCTGCGCAAGACTGGCCGCTACGACATGCTTTCCGATGTGCCTAAACTGCCTTCGCCGGCGATCGAGGACGCCGAAATGCCGCGCCTCAATGCCGCGATCGGCATCATGCGCGAAGCACGCCAGATCTGGAGCCGTGAGGAGTGCCGCCACATCTGGATTCGCATCGGCCTACCGGCGCCGATCGCCGATGCGCTCAGCGACACCGGCTTCGCTCACAGCGTAACCGATGCTCTCGCGGGCAAGGATATGATCGAAGTGGGGGAGTTGAGTGCCGCGCTCGGCCTGCAGGCCGACGCGCGGAATGCGCTCCGGCTCGGCGAAGTGATGCGAGCCCTCGGATGGGAGAAGACGCGCCAGCGGCTTCAGGGGATACCTCGCTGGATCTGGCGCAGGACCGCTGCCGCGACGTTGGTCGAGCAGTCGCTATGACCGGCATCAGCCTCAGCTACGGCGTCGACACGGCACGGTTCCAGTTCCGCAAGATTCGCGAGCTGCTCGATGCCGATCATCGCCAGGCGCAAAGGGCGGCCCGCCAGGGCGAGCCCGATCGCGAGGTCCGGCGCCTCTACGAGAACGCGTGGTGGCATGCCCGCCGCCGCCTCATGCGCGCCGCCCACATGCCCTGCGCCAGCAACGACAATCGGCGCGCCTAAAGGGTATGCACAATCTGCATACCCTTTGCGACCTTTGGACGGCGCCCGAATCGCTCGAAAGGCGGCTCGGGCGCCGCTCGCGAATCGCCGAGTCGCGAATTTTTGTCGCAGTGCGACGGCAAATGTCGTCGCAGCGTCGCAGCGAAAACCGCCTTGACCCGCAGAAATCTGCGGTTTAGAGCGCCCCTCCCGGTGCCCTGTCGTCTAATGGTAAGTTAAGCGACGACCAAGCTAAATCAACAACTTAGCCTGTCGCGATTGCGCCAGTTTGTGCTTTTTCCGGGGCTTTGTCGCAGCGCCGATTGATCCATTCCCGATCTGAAACATGCACGTCATTGCCGCTAGTGGTTTAGAGTGGCAGACTCCTCAGTCCTAACAGAGGGGATCTGCCATGAAACTGTTTCGGATCTTAGCGTCACTTGCCCTGTTGCTCGCCCCGATCGCGGCGAGCGCCACCGCCCAACCGCTCGGCCGTTCGTGGGCGCTCGACGACGGCGCCGGCGGCACGATCTACACCGGCTCGGTGCTCGCCCCGCGCGACTTCACCGGCACCTACATCATCGATCCGTTTACATTCTATTGGACGTTCACGGGCGCGCTGCATCTCACGCCTGCCGGCGGCAGCACGACGGACTATGCCGGTTTCTTCACCATCACCTACCACAAGGACGACGGGCTGACGTCGCCATGGGTGAGCCTCACGGGCACCGGCCCCAGCATCGACTTCTCGACGATTCGCTACTTTGCCAGCGATCCGTGGCCGGTATTCGATTCCAACATATTGATGCCCGGCCAGGCCGGAGAATTCAACGCGCCGGGCCTCGCGCATGCGCCGGTCACATGGCTCACCGTGCCCGAGCCTTCGACCTGGGCGATGCTCCTCGCCGGCTTCGCACTCGCCGGCGTATCGCTTCGTCGGCGCGTCAGTGCGCGGCCTTGTACGCTTTGAGCTTGGTCCAGCGCAGATTGTCGGTGCCGACATCCGCTTCGGATTCGAACATCGACCAATAGCCTTTGACGTAGGAATTCGACAGGACCTTGGACGGGCCCAGCACGAACAGGCACTGCGGCCCGCCATGTTCGCTCATCACCGTCAGATAATAGGCCAGCACATCGGCATAGGCCTGGCTGCGCACCAGCACCGGGTATTCGGTCACGAGCTGGTCGGGCTGCGTTCCGCTGAAGATGACGTGCCATCCGAACTCGTAGAAGCTCAGCTTGATCGACGGATATTTCGCCGCCAGGTCGGCCTTCATCTGCACGATCTTGAGCGAGACCGACGTGATGGCGTCGATCGCCACCGCCCAGAACGAGTTGCGCCACGCCGGAATATCCGTCGTGATCAGCACCTTTTGCGTCGCCGTCCAGGGGTGCTGGCGATACGTCACGTTGGCGATCACCGGGTACATGTTCGTCGTGTACGGTCCCAGCTTGTTGGGCCCGTCGGTCATCCCCGGGCCGTTGCCCCAATAGGGGCCCGTGCACACATATTCGATCGTCGCCCCTGCGTTGTTCCAGTCGAGCGCCAGGCTGATCGGGTTGATGTTCAGCGCACCCGCCTGATGGCCGATATGGAAAAACGGCATCGCACGTCCCGCCGCCGCGAACGACGCCCGCGCGAGCGTGCGCACATCCAACGTGCGCTGCGCGACCCAGCGATAGCCCGCCGTCTTGCAACTCCCGGTGCCCCAGACCAGCTTGAACTTGCCGTCGGGCGTCACCGTGCTGCCTTCGATCCAGGTGCGCGCCGCTTCCGACGTGTTCGGCACCTGCATCGTCGTGCCCGCCGGCACGTCCACCATCGCCTGCATCGTCCAGAAGCCGACGCCGGTCAGATACATGAAGATCAGGTCGCCGGCCGCGCAGTCGACCAGCGTGACGGCCGATGCCGCCGGATCGTTCGTCCCGGGCTTCTCCGAGAAATTATAGCGAATCGTGTGCGGTATCGCCGTGCCATAGGTGGCGCTGTCGATCGCATAGCCCGCGCACAGGCCGAGGTAGCGGACGTTGCGTTCCGCCGCCAGATACGGCACCGCCCCGTTCCAGATCTCGTCCGACATTTCGCAGTGCAGCTTGAGGCCTGAATTGAGGTTCGCGGCGATATAGTCGAACGTCCAGCTCAACAGATCGTCGCTGTCGATCTCGCTCCAGTTGAACCACAGGTCGCAATTGGCGCGATTGCACAGCTCGACCAGTATTTCGATCATCACCGGGCCCATCGTCGCCGGCCCTTGCCAGCGCTTCGCCAGGGTGCGCGGGATCAGGCCCAGCCCGCCCGCGTTGACACCGTAATTGTCGAACGTGCGGCTCCATTGCATCGATCGGAACAGGCTCGCGACCAGCGCGAGATTGTTCACGAACAGGTCGTTGACCCTTAGCCCGCTGCTGTCGCTCGTGCGCAGGATCGAACAGTAGAGCCCGGCCGCCGGGATCGCGCCGGAGAAGTTGACGAAGATCTGGTTCCCGCCATCGGGCGACAGCGGCACCGTGAATTTGCAGCTGGTGCCGTTCCACGCCTGCGTTACCGTCGCGCCGTCGACCGTGATCACGCCGGTAAAGCCCGTCGGCCCGGTGACGGTATATTCGCCCTCCTGCCCCGAATAATAATAATCCTGCAGTCGCAGCTTCAGCGACGACTGTCCGGGCAGATAGCTGTGCGCTCGCCCGAAATTGTCGAGCTGCATCTGCTCGATCGCCAGGTCGGTCTTTTCGAGGTTCTCGCCGCGCCACGCGGAATTCTGCCACAGGTCGCGGAACGGCGCCTGCGGCGTGCCCTGGGTCAGGTTCAGGCTGTTGACGCCCAGCTTATACCCTGCGCCCGGCGTGACCGCCGGCGGCGACGGAACCGGCGACGGCGTGGGCGTCGGCGAAGGCGTGGGCGTAGGTGTCGGGGTTGGCGTCGGCGTGGGGGTCGGCGTCGGCGTCGGCGACGGCGGCGGAGGGGGTGGCGGAGGCGGCGGCGTCGGTGGCGGCGGCCCGCCGCGGCCGCACGCCATCCGGATGATATAGGCGAACGTGCACGCAACCGTCATGGCGCGGCCCAGATTCCGACGCGGCCCTTGTCGGTGCCCGGCGTCAGCGCCAGCACGCGCGCGGACAGCCGCGTTCCGGCGGGGATGCCGCGGAAAATCGGCCGCGAATTCGCGCGCAGGAAATAGGGCGCCGTTGTGCCCGCCTGCGCGGAGAACTGATAGATCGGAACTTCGGAGCCGGCGCCGCCGATGCCGATCGACACGTCGACCATCTGCGCCGTCGCCAGCGCGCTGCCATTGTCGCCGATCGACGCGAGCAAGGCACTGTAATTCGCCGCCGTCGTTGCGACCAGCTGGGTCCAGGTGCCGTCCAACGGCACATCGATCGACGACGCGCGCGAATTTAACGTATCCGAAGTCAGTGCCGCGAAACTCGAAAAGCCGGCGAACATGTTGGCGCTGGCCACGGTCCCGATGATGCCGACATTGAATGACTGAGACCCCGAGCTCGCGCGGGCCGCGATCTCGATCAACGTTCCTGCCGGCACCGCCACCGGGATGCGCACGCGCTGCGCGCCCTGCGTTGTGACGTTCGCGCCTGTGTAGAAATATTCCTGCAGCACAACCGTGGTGCCGGCCAGGCGCACCGACACCAGCCACCGCGCCGAAGCCAGCCCGACGTTGCCGAACTCGAGTTCGAACTCAGACCATGCCGCCGTCGTGGTGCCGATCGTCGTGTAGCTGCCCAGCACATTGGGAGAGCCGGAAGTGACCGAAGTCCCCGCGCCATATGTGCCGCGGCCCAGAAATTCATAGGTCGTGTTGGGGATGCCGATCACGCCCCCGGCCGAGGGGAGGAAGCCGCTCATGCCGACGTCACCGTCGCGATGGTGCCGGACATCCGCACCGCCGCGCTCGCCTTGAACGTCAGCTTCGCGTTTGCCGCCGTCTTCCAGTGGGGGAACGAATTGAAATCGAGGACCAGGCCGACCTGCAGCTGGTAGAAGCCCAGCAGCGTCCCGCCAGATCCGCCGCTATAGACGCTCAAATTGACCGCGCTCGGGCACGTCAGGATTAGCTGGTGCACGCGCGTCGTCTGCCCCGCCACCGCCGCGACCAGATCCTGATCGGCGGTGGAGGTGAAATCGAACAGGGTCCGCGTCAGGCCGTCCGTCGTCAGCAGCGGCACCGGCGGCAGCGCCGTCGGCGTCGACGCCAGCTGATTGTTGATATCCTGCAACAGCGTCTGCGCGGCGTCGTCGGACATCGGCAGCGGGTCGCTGTCCGAAACCGCCACCGCCGCGTCGCCCGGCACGCCCAGCGCCAGCGCGACCTGGCGCACTTCGTTGGTCGACCCATGGTTGCCGATCGTCACATCGCCCGCGGCCATCTACTTGCCCTCCCGCATCAGCGCGTCGAAGCGCGCGCGATAGTCCACCACCGCGCGGCATCGCTGCCACGCCTCGCGCATGCGGCCGATCGCCACCGCCGTGATTTCATCGCGGTCGAGCACGGCATCCAGCGGCACCACTTCGGCGCCGTCCGGCAGCACCAGCGTGCTCGCCGCGAGCGGCTTCAGCCCCTCGAGTCCCGGGAACGTCGCCGGGCATTCGGCATCGCGTGCCGGATCCGCCGTCACCACCATGTGGCGCGTCGGCGCGCTACATGCCGTTAGCCAGATCATCGAGAGCACTATGGCGATTCCTGCGCGCCGCATGGGCCCGTTCCTCCGCTTGCTGTTGCTGATTGCCGGCCGCGTCGATCGCGTTGCCCAGTTCGGCGCCGGCCTTTCGCTCGGCGCCGATCTGGCGGCCGAGCACGTCCACGTTGGTCCTGTCGATATCGCGGCGAACGGCCTGCCGGTCGTTCAGCCAGTCGAATGCCTTCCACGCGCCCCACAGGGCGCCCAGCAGCGCGATCGCGGCGGCGATGGCCAGCAACCACCCCGCCAGCTTCGCCGCGCCTCCCGTGAGCCCCCAGCGCGCCGCAATGGCGATGAAGAATGCGATCATGGCGGCGGCTCCAGTGCTTCGAGGCGGGTGTTGATCTGCGCCAGCGCGAGCGCGAGCGCGGTATTGTCGGTGGGCAGGTCCGCGTTGGTCAGTTCGCCGGTCGAAACCGTGCCGGCCTCGATCGTCGCGACGTCGCTCGCCACCTGCTGCACCGTCGCATGCGCGCGCTGCAGCTGCGCCCGCGCCGCCACTTGCTCGGGGCGGCGCCGCCGTGGCGGAAGCGAAGGGTCGCGCAGCATCAGCCGCCACCCTGATTGACGGTGTCGGCCTGCTCGACGTTCGATACCGATCCGCGCGCGGCGGGAATGCGCAGCACGCCGATCAGCCCGCCGGTGACGGTGCCCAGCCCGAACGCCTCGAACTTGCCCATCACCGCCGGCACCCATGCCGCGACGATCATCGCCGCCACGATCACGAAGACCAGCGCGGCCAGCGTGGCGAGATAGGCGATGAGCTGCTCGTGCTTCATGCCGCCCGCCCGTACAGATCGGCCTCGGCGCGGCGGCGTTTCACCAGCCCGGGCAGCGCCTTGTGATCGTCATAGATCCAGCGCGCGAACTGCGACTGCGCACCGGCATAGTCGCCGTCGTTGTGCAGCCGGCGCAAACTGCTCGCCTCGACCTGGCCCGCGCCTTCGTTGAACGTGAACGAAACCAGCGCGTCGAACTGGTTTTGCGTCGTCTTCGGGAACAGCCGCCGCACCGCCACCTCGGCGTCGGCCACGTCCCGGCGCAGCAGTGCCTCCGCGGTGACTTCGCTGATCGTCAGCTTCGGGTGGACGTCGGCGCCGGTGTGCCCATATCCGATCGTCCACACGCCGCCGGTGTCCTGATAGGCCGACAGCCGCAGCCCCTCCGCATCCTTGATGATCTGCAGCCCGGCCGCGCCGAGCGTCCGTTCGCCGCCGCGCGATATGCCGAAGCTGTCGGCCAGCGCATCGATCGCCGCGACATGCTCGGGCGTGAATTGCTGGCCCGGCGCAAAGGGCCGGATCGCGGCGAACAGCTGCTCGCGGCTCATGACTCATCGCCTTTCTGGCGTTCCATGATTTCCTTCACCCGCATCGCCGCGGCCGTCACTTCGGGCGACATCCTGCCGATCGGCACCGCCTCGTGCAGCGATCGCTCGATCGTCTGCCGGCGCAGCCCCGCCAGTTCGCCTTCCAGCTTGGCCAGCCGATCCTCGCAGCTCGCATGCGCCGCCAGCGCGCGGTCGATCGCCGCCTGCAGCGATGTCACCAATGTCGAAAAGCCCTGCAGCCAGACGCGGAAAACCGCGCCGAATGCGAGCAGCAGCACCAGCACGCCGCCGGCGTTCGGCATTGCCTGTGCGATCGCCGCGGCGGTCATGCGAGAACCTCCCTAAGCAACATTGTTCGCCACCACTTTCGTCGCGCCCGTGCCTGCCGCATTGGCGATCGTTCCGTCCTGATTGCCGGCCAGGAAATTCCCCCCGCACACCGCGAAATAATCGGCGGCGGCGTCGATGATCAGGCCGTACGCCTGCGTGCTGCCGGCCGATCCGGGGCCGCTCGACACGCCGTTCAGCACCACGTTGTTCGCGGTGCTCTGCAGATAGACCCCGGCATAGCTGTGCGCGGCGCCGCCACGCGCGGAGGTCCCGTTCGAATAGAGGTGCACGCCGGTCACCGTCACGCGCGAGCCGGCGATCACCAGGCCTTCGTTGCCGTTGTCGCTGATCTGGCCGCCCGTGATCGTGACGTTCAGCACGCCCGCCGCGACGATGATGCCGCGCGCGTTATAGCTGTTGCCGAGCTGCGGGATGGAGATGTGGCACCCGGTGCAGTGCTGGAGATAGATGCCGGTGCCGCCGCAGAAGTCGGTCTCGACGCCCTCCATCTCGATATAGCTCGGGGGCTGGTCGGCGCCGATCGCGTTGCGGATCCAGTAGCCGTTTCCCTCGACCCGCACGCAATAGGCTTTCTGGATCGAGACGGTGTTGCACCAGCCGTCGATCACGATCCCGTGCGCGGCGTGCGGGCCCGGCGGTCCGGAATAGGCCGACTGCCCGCCGATGCCGATATCCTTCATCGTGAACACGTCGGACGTCGTGTGGAGCGGACTGGTGAGCAGGATCCGCTGCGAATTCTCGCACCGCAACGGCCCCTGAAAGATGATGTTCGTGGCGGTGACGTCGTTGTACCAGTTGAACTCCGCGCCGTCGTACGGCTGATCGAAGCTCAGGTCGTGAAACCGCGCCTCGGCGAACCCGAACGCGCGGAAGCATTTGCCGCCGGTCTTGTTCGATTCCTGAAAACTCAGGTGCGAGACGTTGTTGCGGTACAGCGAGATGACCGACGTCGCGCCATTGTCGATGACGAAGGTGTGGAAACTGCCATAGCCCTTGATGACGCTCGACCGCC